AGAGCCTAATAGTTGGCAAAGGGGCCGACGCGGTATCTGCCAACACGGGGGGCTCGGGGATTGACTAGGGATCGGGGATTGGCTCGGAAGTAGTTCTCAAGAGCGACCAGAAGACTGGTTTCCGCTTCCTTATGTGCTAGACGTTGGGCTGTAGTGGGAGATGGGGCATCGAAGGGCTTTTTAGTCTTTTGCCACTGATGGATAGCGGAGGCCATACTCTCCGCTGCAGCCTCAATGGTTGGGCTGGGCATGGGATACCTCCTTTTTAACGGGGTATACGGTTTGGTAGATTTCGACAGTGTTTTTGTAAGGTGGCGCGCGGTCGTGTGCGGATCGGTTTGGGTTTGATCGGCCGGGGGGGGTTGAGCGCATGCGTCGCTTATCGGCATGCGGGCGCATGCCCTTTAGCAAATAAGACAAAAAGATAATGCATGCGATTCGCTCAAGCCGGGGCCGCATATGCCGATATAATATATACAAGCAGGGAAACGGGAGCGCATTCGCCTCCCGCATACGAAAGGGAATCAAATGGCAACTATCACAGCGAAAGAGCTGGCCGTCCTGGCTGGCACCGATGCGAAGCGCATGCGCTCTTTCATCCGTTCATCGGCCAAAACGGGCTCCGGCTTGCTCGACGCATGCGGGCAGGGCAATCGCTATGCGATTGACGTTGCGGACGCATCCGCCATCGTCGCTGCATTCAAAGCGTCGAATCGGACGCATGCGTCGCAAGCAGCTCCCCGTTCACTCGCCGAGCTGCGCGCACTACTGGCAGAGGCCGAAGCGGCCGAAGCGGCCGAAGCAGAGGACAATCTGTCCTAAGCGAGCGCATGCGGGGCGCCTGCCGGGGCGCCCCGCACGCATGCGCTAGCGCATTCGCTCAACGACGAGCGCATGCGCTAGCGGATGCGTCGCATCCAACAACGAAAGAGGGACAATATGCGAATGAAAGAATCTCCCGCCGTCTGGCTGCGTCGTGAGCAAACGTCACAACGTTTCGCTATTACGCTGGCGCATGCGCTCGAAGCAGATAAGCAAGCGGCGATTACTGCCGATCGCATGCTCAATCTCGAATGGGCCGCTCGCATCATTCAAACAATCCCATGACAATCGCCCATCTTGGATTCGGTGAGATTGACGAAACGTGCGAGCATGAACGCTTCTCCGATGCGATCGCATGCGATCTAGGACGATGCGTATTCGAGGCCGATCGTGAAGACTTGTGGGCAATGCTGGAAATGGGCATTCCCCTACGGCGTGACATGGGCCGCATGCCCATATCATGCATACGACTTGCCCGTAATCGGATCAACGGCGCACTTGTTGTGCTGGCAGCTAAACGAGCGATGCGCTGAAGCGTATGCGAGCGGCGCCCATTAGGCGCCGCTCGCATTCGACGCATGCGCGCTCCGCAATCAACCTCAACCGACTGCTCCGCGCTCACTTCGCTCGCTCTCTACCTGCCTTGCTCCGCTCTGCTCCGCATGCTGCGACGCTCCGCACCGCGCCGCATCCTGCGGAATGGTCCGGATCCGGACACTTCTCAACACTTCTCAATGCTGGCTGGGACCGGTCCGGTCCACCGGCACAGAGCCAGAGCGGGAACGATCCGCGGAACAGGCCGCGGAACCGGCCAGAGAGTTGGATTAATCTAACTCTTCTCAACTTTGGATGGAACCCCACCCTACGTGGAACAGGCCGGGGAACGGACCGAGGGAACGGACCGTGGAACAATCTCCGGATCAAACCCCGTAGTGTGGAACAATCCAGAGATTCCTCCTCACCTTGCGGAAGCCTCCAGGTTGGAAGTAACCAACACTTTACTCTTCTCAACTCTCATCAGTCTCATCTATTTCCACAGAGGGGACATCTATAGCCAAGCGATGTCCATCGGGGATCTCCTCCGGACTCACCATAACCGCTCCAAGCAAAGACTGAAGTCGGACGGATATATCCGCTTCCACTCTCACCGTTGGCTTACCCACGAGATGCTCCACTACCCACTTTGCTGCGTCAAGTTTAGTGGACATAGGGACCAACGGACGGCCACGTCTATCCACTGCCTCATTTTCGAGGATAAATCTCACGGTCTCGATCGCGGTTGGAACAATAGCCCGCATGTCGGAATGAACCAAGTCCGTGAACCTCTTGATTGCCTCCTCATGGACCTGCCGACTCATAAACCCCGGTGCAGGGCCGTGGAATAGTCCATCCGCACCTCGAGGCTTACCTCGGGCTAACTCCTCTTGATCCCATTCATCTATAGGTTTGTAGAGTCGTTCATGTTGGAGGGCAGTAACTTTGGCTCGGGTTTTAGGCCCTGACTTCTCACCAGCCCGCCGAATTCTAGCCCGTAGGGCCTTCTCTTCCAATTGTTGTTCTCTGGTTTTAGGAGGTTTCCGTGGCCTACGCCCAAATTCATCTGTTTTTACTTCCACAGTACTTACACCTCCTAAGCCTTGGTCCCTTCCCGACCGGATTCTCCTGGTTACGTTGCTCATCCATGTACCGAAACCTTCAGGATGGGACTCCACTTAAATCCTATCCCCTATGATACAAACCTACGAGAAATCAGTATCGACCATTCTCGCCATCTTACATAATCATATCATTCTCCTACCCACAAGTCAACACACCTTGTCGAGCTCAAAACACCCATCACAACCCCGAAAAATGTTTTGGCCCTATCCACACACACAATGTCCCCTCCAAACTTTCAGTTTCTCCGTTACATATCAAGACGATCGCATCCCGCGATCATCCAGGCTTTAGATTGACATCAGTTGCAACTCAACACTTCCCTGCATTAGACCAACCCTTCACATGCTCCTCGATCACTGGTCCCAGGTCCTCCATCGTGACCTCCCGTTCCGACCCCGCATCCAACCATGCCTGCAGAATCTCAGCAACAACCTCAGTGATCCCCTCAGCAACCTCTCTCACATGCTCCTTGTCCACTATCCCAATACCTGAGTCTTCCACACCCTCATTATCTCGGCTTACCCACCTCCATCCCTTTCCCGGATCCTCTGGATCCCGATCTACCTGCACCAACCTTGGGTATTCCGCTTCCATCAGTTTACCGATCTCCCCCGCCAACCGCAGTACCTCATTCAACCTCTCATTCCTGTCCAATGTCATCCCTGCACCTCACCTTTAGTTCCCCCATTCCCCCATCTGGACCTTGCGTAATCCCTTCCTTGATGAAGAAGTTGCGGTAGGTATCGAAAGTCTGGATACCATCGTTCAAGACCCAGCCTCGCGGCACCTTGTGGCCCGAGATATCCTGTACATCCCAGACCCAATCACTGACCTCCTCCCACCAAACTAATAACTCAGCCGGACCTCCTTCGTCCTCATCCCCGACCAGGACAACCCAGATGACATATTCCGACTCCTTGAGCATGTCAACCTCAGTGAGGACCCTTGCTGTACCATACTCATTCACTCCCTTACCATCACCCATGTCAAACCCGAAGTTAGCAGGAGTGTAATGGAAAGGAGAGGGATCGTCGACTCCCCAATTGTTCAGGTAGTCGCAGTAAGTTTGCAGCAACAGCTGCATCCTATCGTCATCCTACAAATATTCCTCAACCATGATTTTCCCTTTCCCAGCATTTCTGTTCCCAAGCATTTCTCAGGAGACACCCCAATACCCTCGAGCTATATAAGCCTCGAGAGAATCGAAGTCAAAGCCTCAACCCTTACCTCAACCCTCCCATCCTGCGGGCAACCAATCCCGGCCCCACTCGCAGTAGGAGGGGTCATCAGCAAACGTCAGCCGAGCAACAGCAGCAGCCATGACCTGCACCTTGTCAGCCCATCCCTGCACCTCACCTTTCCCCTCAACCTGGTCAATCCCATCCAGGTCGTTAGCAAAAGCCCAAAGCATATCCATCGTGTTAGGCCAGTAATCGAAAACATCGTCATCACCCGTGGGTCTCCCATAACCTCCCCAGTCTTTTCTCGACTCATCCTTGTTCGCCAAGGCAGCGAAGAGTTGGTCGAAGACCCGGATCAAGCCCTCGCGTGTCCCTGCGATCAGCCAGTGATAGCCACCTACTGTCCCCATCTCACCATGCTCAGCCTCGAGCGCCGTGTAGAGGTCCTCACCCAGCACCTTCCTTGCAATCTCAGTCATCAGGGCCCCTACCACCGTTTCCCCTTCTTTCCTCGCAGGATTGTCGTAGTTCAGACCGCTCAGGCCCAGTCGCGTCTCGAGGAGATCCTCGATTTTCCTCGGATCGAAGACAATGTTCGCATCGCTATAAGCGTTGTCCGCGGGGGCATAGACCCCTTTGAGATCCCCCGTGTACTCTCCATGATAGTCGAAGAGCATCAGGGAGTAGTGCGGTGTGGTCGCAGTCGGTTCGCCCTTGTCATTCCAAGCGATGGATTGGTTAGTGGTATTGATCAGCATGGTCATGTCCCTTTCGTATCGTCAGTGTCGTTTGAATCGTCATCTGTAAGCCGGATGATGTCGGTTTCGGCCGCAGGGTCGCGGTTGGTGAGTTCGCAGCGCTCAGTCGAGTGTGCAGATCGCCCTCGAGCTCGGATGCAGCCTGGATGATGTTCGCAATCGTCCCGATCTCCTCCGCGAGTATTACCTGGAGGAGCGAGGTGTCGTCGAAGAAATCGGGGGTTTTAGGCATCGGCGTTGTCATCATCGAAGAAGTAATCGGTGGGCAGGCCATCCGTCGCGTTGAGCAGGCGCCTCGTGTAAGCGCGATTGAGTTCAGCGTCAGTAACAGCCTTGGAGGCGTCGGCCTTGGATGCCTCGGCATCGGCGATCAGTTGTTGAAGTTGAGCAAGAGTGCGAGTTTGAGCCCCATTCCCAGAGTTGCGATCAGATTGTTTGATGTAGCGATGGTCAAGATCATTGTTGATGATTGAGATGGCATCGCGTCGTTGCGGCATTTCGTGAGTCAGGAGGCGTTCGAAGCGAGCATCGAAGGTAGCGTTCGGCAAGATCGAAGCATTGAATGGAGCGGCAAGTGCATCCCAGTCAGAATCAGATGCAAGTTTGTAATCTGTCATGTCGGGGATATGTGTCGTCGAGGCATCAGCAAGATCGCAGATGATAGATGCATCGGTCCAAACCTTAGCATTCCTAGGGCGCAGTTTAGTGCGCGGGCGTCGTGGATTAGTCATGAGATCAAGCTCCCTTTCGTTTGGTTGGCATCATCATCATCATGCGGTTCGGATTCATCATCGCAGAATCATTCGATCGCATACTTCATTATATCATTTCCCATGCCCAGAGTCAAACCTTTTGTTTGTTCCTCGGTCCAAAGAAAAATATCCAGCAGTTCCAAAGATCCATTTCCCTCACCATCAGAGAAACATCTAAGAAGGAACAAACCTCCATCCCCACCCCTTCCCCTTCCCAAAGATCACTCTTCAGAATAAGGCAATTCCAGAGCATATCCCCGGCGCTTCCCTGATTTGACACGAGTTTCCAGAGATGATAAAATGAACCATGCGATCGATTGATTCTTCAAAAAATCAAAAACCCCAATCCCAATCCCAATCCCAATCCCTCGCATACTCCAATAATCCAAACGATCCAAACGATCCAAACGAAAGGGATAACACCATGACCACACCAATCGATTCCAATTCCAAAATAACCCGCAGCAATCTCACCGACAAGGTCCAGCTCATCCACGATGTGCTCACCCTCCCCCCCGCTTTCGCCTCTCAAACCCTCGCTCTCGAGACCCTCTCCGAGCTCATCACCTACGTCACCACTCTCGAGTATGCCCTTGACAAGGCCGCCAATCTTGTCGACTTGCTCAATACCTGCTCCATCGTCCCCACCCCCAAAACCCCAACATCCCCCTCCGGAGCCTCCCCTATCCCCTACATCATCCCCAACCCATGGAAGGCAGTTACCAATGACTAATCCCACACCCACTCCCATCACACCGGGCCCAGTGACCGCCGCGCTCGATGCCCAGGGCGTTCTTCAACCCAGTCAACCCGGCTATTGGCAAATCTGGGGTGCTACTGCCCGCGACATTCGCCCTGGCGATCTTCTCATGGTTCGATGGGAGGACAAGGGGTCAGGACCTAATCCCTCCCCTCCAATCGTGACCATCGGCGAATACGAAGTCGATACCATCAACTTCGACCCCTTCTGGTGCCCGCGAGTGGTATCCACACCCACTGACGATCACCCTGAAGGCGAGGTCTTCCGGGTTGGTGCGCTCCAGAAGATCACCTTGCTCCGCAAGGGTACTCATAATACCCTTTCCCCCCACTGCCGCTGATCCTCATCCTCCTATCCCCCATCCTCCTATCCCCTCATCCCCCTATCACCTTCAATCCCGACCCTAACCCGGTCGGTCTTGGGGTGTCAACCGACATATCAATACCCAGAAAGGGACAACACAATGACTATACCTTGCTATTCTGAAACCAACAACTTGAGAGATGTAGGGATGGTCGATTGGCTTCCTAGTTCCGCTCGAACCATCGACTGGACCGATCCCAGTCTCGCCCGCATTACCCGCATCCGCTTCCTCAGCGATCCCGGATTCCCCTGCTGGGATCTCAGCTACTGCTGGGGCGAAACCAAATCCGGAGAAAGGGTTCGTGTCCGCGCTAACGAACTCTCACAACTTCCCAAATATGTCAAGTACGGTCTCAAGGGTGCAATCGTCACCGCAGCCCGCGCTGCCGGAGTGAATGCCAAAGCCCTCGGCATCTTTGCCAGCGAAGTCCTCTCAACCCTCAACTAAGGAGCAAACCCAACATGCCCAGACGCAAACCCCATTTCCAATACGATGACTCGCCCGATACCGACAGTGGTGACGGGCCCTGCACCGAACCCGATGGCAATATCTTCCTTGCTAATAACGAAGTTAATAGCTTCCCTATCAACGACTTTCAGCATAACATCATGCTGAACGAGGCCGGGTACTGCCCATGGTGCGGCGAGGGGGATGAACCCCCCAGATGAAAAAGCCCCCCTACAACCTCAATTCCAACACCGATCTGGCCCTCGACCAAGCGACAGAGATCCGCTTCCTCGCCGGCGAGACCTTGGCCCACACCCACTCCAACCTCTTAGAACTGGGGTCCTCCGATTATACTCCGATCGACCGACTCAGGGTTCTCGATGCGGCCGCGCTGCTCTTTGTCAGATACATCAAGTTCCCCGGGCATCAAGAGCAGCCTGGACGTCTTCTCGCCGCATGCCTCGACACCGCGTTGATTTGGGAAAGGGGGTAGAAAATGAGAAGAGAGAAAAAAAGAGGAGGTGAAAAAGAATGAAAACATTCAGCCTCATAGCGCACTGCCTCATCGTCCTAGGTTTCGTCCTCATGGCTATTGCCATGGGTTTCGTATTCCTCGGTCAAGCCCTCCACGGCGTTAACTAAGTCCCCACAGTACCCAGTCTTATCACTTTCAGTGATAAGCTGGGTCTGTTGGTGTATCTCAGCTCTGTATCTCAATATCAACTACTTGTTCAGGCCTGAGACAAAATATACCCCGCTCATCCTCAAATACAACTGCTCCATTTGCCATCAATGTCTCAAAAACCCCCTCAAAAACCCCCTCAACTATCTCTTCTGAACCTGAACCTGAACCTAAACCTCGCGTATAACAGTGGTCGGTCTCAGAAATAAGTAGACACTCCTCAACAACCGTTTCCCCCTCATTCAACCACGTCAACCGGATCTTTTTGCTCATTCTTTTCTCTTCTCGTTCCGCACATCGGGCAGTATAAAATCAGCGTAGAGAGCTCAGCTCGCTCCTCAAGTAGGCCAATCGCGTATCGACATATCGAGCATATACCTGATTTCCCTACGCCTTCCCTACGCTTCTTAGAATCGCTTCTACATTCGATCAGTGAGTCATCAATCGTCGAGCTCAGCCGACGGAGTTTTCGATCAATACTCTTCTTAACAAAGAAAGCCTCCTCACTCATAATAGTCCAATAAGTCCTATACCGTTTACCCCCTTCGCCTATTGCGCCTTTAGGAAATGGGTGGTTCGATGTGCCGCCCCGATTCCCATAAGACCCAGGCCCAGTCTTAACCCTCGCAACTTCTTCCTGTGGATTCCCGTAGTGAGCTCCTACCACACCCTCCTTCAGTGAGCGATTGAACAGGCGTACATAAGACCTAACAAAAGGGTCGGGCAGCATATACAACACTTCTCGACTTAAACTACCCTCGCTCAGGCCGGCAGAACTTAGAGCATCACAGACCCTTCGTTGAACCTCGAGCTCAATCTGCGTTCGATTATTGTTTGTCATAGTTATATCTTATCACTTCCTCTCTTCCAAGTCAATACCCTTTAATCCAATCAAGACCTATTATACCTCCCCTTCCCCCGAACGATCAATGCTCGCTGCGAGTGCAGCCAGAGGGTATACACTATATAGTGTATATACCCGTCTGACTGCCTCTTGCAAGCGATTGCTTTTGATCTTGGGCTTACCCCATTATGTTGTTTTTAGTGCAGCCTACCACGTCGCCACAGGTAGTGCAGCCTACCACGTCAGGGAAGGTCAACCATTTGAGTTTGGGGATTACGTATTAAAGTTCCTCTTCTCACAAGATTTCCGATCTGGCTGAGGGTTCGACCCGAGGCTTTTGCTAGTTGTGAGGGTGTCATAGGACCTTGAGTCTTAATAACCTCTACTGGGGCTGAGTGGGGTGTGCGATGTCGAGGGGGTCGTTTGCCTGGGTGAATCTTAGCTTGCCCCTCGGGAACTAGGTCATCCTCATTGACGATATCCGTTACTTTTGGTTCCCAGATAGCCTCGAGGTGGAGATCACGCAGCTTAAAGCCTAACCTCGGAGCAAGTTTACTCTCTCGTTCTGCGGCGAAGATATTAGGTTTATCAGTCTCCCAGATATAGAGAGAATCTTCAGCCCAGGCATGGATAGCCTGAGAGCCTAACATCTTTTGACCTCCGTGTTTTCCTGACCCATCAGACTTATTCATATGGTGTAGCATGATGGCAGTAACATTGTGTTTGACTGAGAGTTGTTTCAGTCGTTTAAGTCCTGTCGCATTGAGCTGGGTGAAGCTGTTAAAATCAACATCCCCGACAAGAGATACTAGGGTATCAAAGACCATCAGCACATAAGGTGAACCATCGAAACCCTCTTTTAGGATTTCATCCAGGCGTTCCTGATGACTCTCATCACAGATGTTAAACCCCGATAACACGAGAGAGGCAATGGGTGGATTTTCTATCCCGCACTTCCTGAGAAAGAGTTCTCGCCTTCGCTTTAGAGTTGGACCACCATCCTCCTCCTGAATGTATAATACTGGCCCGGGTTCAACTACCTCGAAGGTATCAAGAAATGAGGTCCCAGTTGCTACGGAAAAAACCAGGTCCATTCCTATCAGTGACTTCCCAGTCTTTGGTATAGCTGCGATGAATCCGCACATGCCGCGATTGAACATCCGATCAACTAAATAGATCGGGTCTTTTACACTATCGAGGAACTCAAAGAACTTCTGAGGTACCAAGTCCCTCGAGTCTTCTATAGGCTTCTGAGGTTTAACAGTAGAGGGTATTGCCGCAATAACCCTCTGAGCCTCAACACTTAACCTGAGAAGCTCATCTTGCCTACCTGCATACTTATTCCAGACCGTATCTCGAACTATAGCGATAATCTCAGAGGCTACGCACCCAGCGTCTGCAAGATCTCTCTCGATCGACCATAGTGTAGCTGAGCGGTCACCTGAGGCATACTTAGAGTCAACCAACTGCCTCGTTCGCTTACTGATCTTTAATCGAACCTCAGCCCAAACCTTGTTGCGATCTACATTATCTATTGCGCCATCGAGGATCTCATCAATCTCTACTGCCCCTTCTACTTCAGGCAGGTCTGTAAAGTCATCTACCTGATACCTCTGACGCTCAAACTTCCACTCTCGTCGAGACCAAACCCAAGTACCAGGAGGAGGTCCTCCGTACTGCTTTTTGTATTGGGGCTTATGGTTACCACAAGTAGGTACCCGGAGAATCTGGGTAGTATCCCACCCGCTGAGGTCAGCTTTGAGATTATAGGTAAGTCTCTGGTTCACTTCCCCCGACCAGGAAGCACCTGGATAATACTCTCCTCGTACAAAGATCCATAGAGCCTGATATCTCCCTGGCGAAGTTTCCCAGGCTACTGTTGGAGGATAATCGGAGATCCCTCGAGGATCAATCTCATCAAGGTCAGCATAAAGACAATGCTCATCCATCGAATACTTAGCTTTACGGTCTTTCTTGAGAAAAAGATTGGGACACCAACAGATGTCATCATCCCGGTGTTCCTCAATGTAAGAGATCATCTGATCTCTTTCACGAGGCCATGACCAGGCTTTACCTTCTTGATAGCCTAGTTTCCTCTCTTCATCGGTTTTTGCATTTCCTGGCCACAAAGGCAGAAAAGCATATCCACTTCTTCCCTTCCCCCAGGCTTCCTCCATCATCTCAAAAGCACCTGGTATATCCAACGTTACTCCCTCCCTCGGTACTGCGATTTTCCCATTTTATCACACCTTAGTCCTAATGTCAATACCTAGGTCATTCTCCATGGAACGAATGGAATAAATGTTTTTTGGGTTTAACCAAGGTTCGAACTCCTGCTTGACTTGCATGCGGGGAAATGATATAATGACTTTGCATGCGCTGATCGGCGCAGCGGCGATGACCCCATCGACCTAAAAAAGAAAGAGAACCAATGGCTAACTACGAGATAATGGAGACACCCGGCAAGAAGATCATTGATCTTGCCGAGCACAACATCGCCCCTCCGAAGAACCAGGATGAGGCGCAGATTGCGGTTGCTCGGCTTCGGGGTCTTGCCAAGGTCGAAGGACGCAAGGTTGATTTCGTCTTCAAAAGGATCAACGAGCCCCACACCAACGGTTCTGCCGCGGGTGCGACCTCCGTTCGCCTCACCGAGGAGGTGCGCTCGAAGCTCGCCCGGATCGTCGGCAAGATCATGTACGACACGGGCACAACGCCCTCCATGGGCGACGCGATCAACATGCTGGTGGATCACTACCACCGCACGATCGACCTCAACTCCGAGGACGCCATCATCGACAAGGCTCGGGAGATCCTCCGCCTCCGCAAGGAAACCAAGGCGGCTGCTTCTAATGCAGAGTGACTCACTGCCCTTCGGGGGTGGGGAGGCCGCCAGTGCCTTTGCGGCAATCGGCCTCCCCTCCTCTCGTCGGTATAACATCTTTGTCGCACGGGCAGTTAAATCAGCCCGGGACTACCCAGCTCAAGGTACAGTTTGGGCCATCCTGGCCCTCGCCGAGGCAACTCGGCTTAACGATCCCAGCTGAAAGGATATAATGGACGCTACTGGTTCCACTGTTGGAGACCTCATGCGTATGTTGTCTTACTGGTCTCCCGACACTCCAGTCAGGGTGGTACTCCTCGATGAGATTGAGGTTGGTAACCCCCCTCACTACGAGGCTACCCCCGATATGCTAGCGTTTGAGATAACCGCAGGTCACTACGATGATATCTCTACTCTCTATCTCATCCTCGAGTGAGAACTCAACTCACTTTTGCGGAACTCCTTAAAGATCCCATCTATAAACAATGGGTCATAAGAGTTCCTGTCGTGCACCCCGGCGACACTCGCCCGCAACCTCTTTGGGGTGTGTGGATACAGGGGCCCAATGGCCGCTGGTTCAAAGAATCTCCACACCCCGAGTCATACATCAAAAGCTATAACCACCTCATCAGAGCTCTTAAGTTCGGGGCTCTAGATGGGGCGGTTAACTCTTCAAACCGAGGCTGGACGCCTCCCCGTGTACGTCGAAAAGTCAATACCAAATCTACCCTCACCTCCTGGGAGATGCCTCCAGAACACCAGTGGTGTCCATACTGTCGTAGACCTTGTATCTTCGGTTACTTCACTCGACACCATGCAATGCCCTTTGACCTAAGCCGGCAGTTCCAGAGGTGTCGTATCTGCGGCGCTCGAACAGTATTCGTCAGGAGGTTTCAACGTGGCAAAGGATAAACCGCCTCCGCCAGGAACAATGTTTACTTCAGTTCAGCGATCTTCTGGGATCAATCCGCCTCTCCCAGCACTCCCTCGAGCAGCGGATAACCCCCCAGTCCCCCGAACTCTCGTCACCCCTCCTCGATATACAGACCCCGATTTTAGTCTCGAGAGCCCTGAGGGTTTCAATATCAAAAATGTTCCCGATGAGGAGATAGAAATCTGGCCACCCTCGGATAGCAAACGAGCACTAGGAGACTGGCTTAAGTGGGTGTGGAATAAGAGAAAACCTTAGTGACTTCCAGGCATTGACTCGTGGTTCAGGATATGATATAATGACCTTGATCGAATGATTATGCCCCCCCAGCTAACGAAGGAAAGGGAAACAATGACGGCGGATACTGAGCTTACCGAAGTAAAGGGTCATCAGTGGACTATGATGGCATATCAACCTGTAGAGATAGTGGGTGCGGCCCCTGATGGAGAACCTTTTGGTTTTCTTCAAGGTGAACCGCGACAGGGTGTTAACTGCATGGCTTGCTCAGTTGGCTGGGAGGCTCACATCAATGAGTCTCCTTGCCCCCAAAGAGATCGCAGAAGGTACCCCCGATAGCCTATCTTCATCGAGATGACGAGGTTGATAGTTTGAAAAATCTTCGAAAACTTTTTTTCCACTATACCTACTACAACTGAGGAGAAATCCATGACCCTTCGAAAAACCAAGTTAAGCTTGGAGATTATCAGGCTTCTGAGGGAGAATGCCTGCCCGCCTTACGAAGGGTCATGGACTCCTCCCGGAAAGGGTAGTTTAGCCTACAATCTCAGCAATCTAGACTCTATAGAGGCCTCCCCTCAGGGGGTAGCAAAAGCGATCAAGAGAATGGCAGAAGAGGGTATCATAGCGATACAGATGGGGTTGGATGGGAGACACCCTTTGAGCCTAAAACTTCTAGAAGTTCCTGAGGGCTGGGAGAAAGGTACCCGCCCTGCTACTGCATCACTTCTCCCTCCTGACCCCATAATCCCTCCTGACCTCGTCATTTCTCCGAATGGGATTCAAACCCTACCTCTACCCGAGGCGCCACCCGCGCCAGAGAACCCGACCACACCTCATGAGCGGCTTGCAGCTGCAGTTGGATTGATCCTCGAGGTTTTGGGCGAACCCGTTATTTCTCAGGATATGATCTTGGCAGATCGAGTATCCACTTTGCTCGAGGAGAATCAGCAACTGCGACGCAAGCTCGAGATAACTGAAGATCAAGTTCAAGCCCTCACCCACCAGAATCGTGGGCTCATAGCTCTCAAGCGCCAACTCGAGGAGAATATCAAGAAGCTCTCAGGTAATGGGAAAGTTGATGACCGCGCCTACCGTAACCTAGATCGTTTCATCCGGGAGGTACCGAATGCCAAGCGATAGAATCACTACCGCCGAAGAGTTCAAGCAAGCTTGTCTAGACTATGTTAACAACCCTAAAGAACTAACTCGTCTCAAGATTCAGATGTATGGTGATGCCACAGGTCAACTTTGGGGTTCAATTCGCTGGCTGGGTTATCCTCCCTGTATCCCGAGACAACCTCATGTTCGAGACTGCGGCGATACAGGTGACGAGATGTTTTGCGCCTGTGGATGTTCCGGAGCAGATGAAAGGTGTTGGATACCCTCAGAAGAGTAGGTACAAAGTATTTACCCCTGGACTCGAGAACTTGCTCTAAGATATCCCCGGATGATATAATAACTATGCGATCAAAATGATCGCAGAGTTTATTTCCAGAAAGGGAACTATGCCCGACTCCGATGAACTAGCTCAAAAGATGATGAGGATCATCTTACGAGGTCAGGTGGATGAACACCTAGACTCGGTAGTTGATGCCCTGTCGCGACGCAGGAAATATCTGCGTGATCGCCAGGCCCTCGAGATGGTTGCTACCCTCGAGATTGGGGACCGAGTCAGCATTAGCTCGGGCATTAAGCCCAAGTACCTCGAGAACCAACGAGGCGTTATTATCCCCACACCCTCCGGGCAGAATGACAAGCAGTTTACCCTTTGGGTCCAGCTTGATTATGGTGTGGGGAAGTTCAGATCAGGCAGGATTCGGATGCCAGCGTCATGCCTGCGCCTCATCTATAAGAAGCCTGCACTTGCGCCGGCGCCTCCCACCCCCTCCACTTCATCCTCCATGACCATTTCCACTTCAGATGTTGCACTCCTGAAGCTCGGTGAAGAGATCGGAACTTTTCTCAATGAAAACGGTTAGGACCAAGAAGTGCTCCTGGTGCAAAAAGGAGGGTACGCTCGAGCTGACAGAAGATCAACTTGAGCGTGCTCGCCAGTGGGGACAAGGTCTAGGGCCCATTCAGCAGATGCTCCCCGACCTTACACCAGATCAACGCGAGCAACTGATGACCGGCACTCATCCCGAGTGTTGGAAAGCGATGTGGGACAACGAAGAGGGGGCATCAGCAGATGACCACGGCTGAGCTGATCCAGGCATTGCAGGCTGACATCGACTTTTGGGGTGTACGGGAGGTCATGATACAACCAGAGCCTGCCACTCCAGAAACCTATGCCCTATCCATTGTCTACGATGACGACTTCGATATTGTGAAGGTGTTCTGATGAACCTGACCGAGGGTGAGATGTACAAGCTCACTACAATGATTTCTGGAGTCCAGCGGTACGCTCGAGTTCATGTGATGAAGTACATTGGACGAGGTGGTTACAGTGGCAAAGATTATGTTTTCAGTGCTCGTCCAGTGGCTGGGACTCAGGAGATTCCTGTAACTCACATCATCAATGCTTGGAGAGTATCGAGTGATACCAAACCCTACATGAACCGGAGAGCATAATGTTCCCCGGCGCACATGATGAGATCCATTACAATGAGGAGGGTGAAGTTCTTGGATGGAGTACCAGAGCAATAGATGTTGAGTACTGTGAACTTTGCGGAGGTGCTCATTCTTCTTGGAATTGTCCTAATGAGGTTCTCGATGAAGAAGATGGGCGAGAGGAGCCGGAGGATTATGCCGAGTAAACATCGTTTTTTCGGATATCAAGGCAAAGGGGTTTATGGCTGTGAGTGTGGTTGGACTATCAGAACTGTTCAGCAGACCGCATTACCAGCAAAAGATGGAGTTTACCGGTGGCTTACTGACCAGTGGAAAGCTCATGTTAGAGAGGGAGGAGAGGGAGGTAACAAAGGTTAAAAACGTTTACTCAGGATATTGACATAGGTAGTATCGGATGATAAAATAACTACATGCGATGCGATGCGATTGAGGGGGAACTACCCCCCACTCTCCTCATCCCGCAGGAAAGAAAATCCCATGGCTGCTCAGATGTTCACCGCAAAGGAGATCGCAACTGATCTTCACATCGACCCGAAGGCCCTCCGGAAGTTCATCCGCGAGTACGAGCGCGCTCACGAGGATGAGAATCCTTTCGGGCTCGAGAACCTCCCTGGACAGGGCGGGCGCTACTCCTTCGCTCCCGAGGAGGCCGACTCACTCAAGGCCGCATACCTCGAGAACGCCGCCAAGCGCGCCCGCAAGGTCGCCAAGGAGGTCGCTCCGATCGAGGCCGAAGATCTCGACACCGACGCTGAGGACCTCGAGTTCGAGGATCTCAATGGCGATGGTGAGGACATCGTCGAGAACCTCAATGACGATGCCGTTGAGGCAGTTCTCGAGGTTGACGAGGTCGACGAGGTCGAGGGCTAGACCCTCACAAGCCACACCACCTGATGAAGGCTCGATACCTCCATCAGGCACCAAGGTACGGGGATGGGGGAACCTTCCCAGGTACCAAACTGCACCCTCCTTCTTATTCCCTTTCGAAGGAGGGTGCAGTCGTGTTACCCCATAACCCCATACCTCGCACATCGCATCACCGAATCGCATCGCAGATTTTTCGCAGAGAGCCGTAGGGAAGTTCCAGAGACTTTAGGTTCATCACTTGATGTGATCGCGCATTATCGAATCTTCGAGACCTTAGGGAGTCGTCTAAGTTTATTTTTCTGAATGATATCCAATAACTCTTGCTCACGATCACTCAGCATACCCATCTTGAACCTAACCTCAGCTAACTCCGCTTCCTCGATTGAGTTATAATGTCCAATGAAGTAACCTCGATTACGCCAAGTAACATAAGCTCGGTATACTCCTCGACGGGCTTTGTATGAAGATGGCATTCTTCTCCCTCACCCTTCATTTCCCTCGGTAGCGTAACTCTTTAACCAGGTTAATAGCCTCTTGTACTCCACAAACTACATAAACTCTACCCTGTGATCGTTCAATCTGCTCCTTTACATAGTCTTGACGGGGGCTGAGGTTATCTCTTTTCTCAGGCACCTTTGTTTCAAAGCCGACGAAGAGTCCATCCACACAAGCCAGGATATCTGGAAGCCCTTGCATCTGAAGTTCATTCCCCCACACCTTGAAACAAAAAATACCTTCTTCTCTCAAAGCAGCCAAAATCTGCCTTGATATCTTAGCTTCTCGTTGTGTCATGAGTTTCAACTTCCCTTCGCAGTACCTAGGGGATACATCTGAAAGAGTGGAGTAACCCATATGGGGCAGGCACCTCGAGCAAAAATGACGGCTCCTTGTATGTCTTGAGGATATAGCCCATGCCTTGTCTCCCTAAAGGCTCTTTCCTCTCGCATACTATTCCCCGTAGTTAATACATCATCTACTATGAGCAAAAACCCGCCTGGTGTCCTAAACTCTTGCATAGCTTGAGCTAACTTAATACCTCCTCGAGGAACCCCCACCACCTCACTGAAGGGAGGCAAGATTTCACTGAGCATCAAGCCTAGTGTATCCCACTCACCTTCAGACAGAGCATCGCACTCAATCTTCCATCGTGAGAAAGCTCCGCTATGGAGATGGAAAGTACCTTCTTGAAATAAATCCACTTATAAATCCTTTCCGAGGAGAATAAAAAGAAGAAACAAAGCAGTCCAGCTCACAGCGAATAGATACGCAGGCCACAAGTTCCAAGCAAAAAACCGAGTCATGGTTTCTCCTGAGTTGGAACGAACTTTTAAGTTGGTCTTCTCAACTTTACACAATGAGAGAGCCGCACACATCCTGACCGAGGAAGGACGATCTGTGCGCGGCTCTCATTTGGTGGCGACTGAAAGGATCAGCATAACTTCTGCCTTAAGCCTCTCAGCCCTTACCTCACTCTCGGCTACCCTGTCTCTACTGCCTACAAATCCTCGAGTTCGAGTTCTTCCAGTTCATCGTCGTCTTCTGCAACTGCAGGCTTCTTTGCTGCTGCAGGCTTCGCCTTCTTGCGCGGAGGAGGAGCAGCTTCCTCTTCGTCCTCATCTTCGTCCTCGGTTTCCTCAGCTTCCTCTTCATCTTCTTCGACGGGGGCAGGCTTTGGCTTAGGCTTGGGCTTCCGGATTGGCGTTGGCGCTTCCGCAACTTCTTCGTCTTCTTCGTCTGCATCTGCGACACCGTCATCTCCCTCGAGATCCGAGAGCGGGATAACTGCAGCAATGACTGACTTGAGTTTCCCCTCGTACTCATCATCGTCGAGGGTGATAGCGCAGGTCCGATTGAGAACCTGCTCCCTCTTCAGGCGCACCTTCTTCTTGGGGATGACCACCCCGCAAGCGCTGTAGATATTCCTGATCTTCCAAGCCTGCTCGGTATCGAGCCCCGCATAGTAGGGATAGACCGCACCCTTGCCGGGGCCGGAGGTGATGGTGAAGCTGTAGAGCCAGTTGGCATTGCCCGACTTGGCCACGTGGTCAATGATCTTCGTGACCTTCGCTGGGTAATCCCCTGGCGGGAGGTGCTTGATGTTGAAGTCACGGTCTCGGACATTCGTAAAATCTATTACAACGCTTTCAGGCAACTGCATTCCTTTCTAGGTAAAGGGCTGCCTCTCGCAGCACCTCTGGATCTTCTCTAGCATAACCCAACATGGGATTACAACTTGAGCATAACAACCCTCGCACTACCATAGTTTCATGGTTATGGTCAGGTATTAAGCGCGTCCATATCCTTTCTGGCTGATGACAAATAGCACAAACTCCTTGCTGTTCTGCCCACATTGCCTCGTATTGTTCTTGGGTGATGCCATACTTGATCTTTAACTGAACCCAAGCACAGCACTCACGACAGCGAACTTGATACCCACCTCGCTTTCGGTTAAACTCGGTAAGAGGTTTTCTCTGTTGACAACGAAAGCAATACCTTGTCTCAGTAACCTCAGTGGGGGGGTATACATCATTCATCGCATAGTCATTATATCAGTTCCCCTTCCGCTTGTCAATGACCTAGAAAACTTTTGGACAATACCCCACTTTCTCATTCGCCAGTCATCATTGTTGAGACTAACTTAGGTAGTGTAGGATTGCGGATGAAGTCAGGGAGCTCATAATCCGATCTATATCCTGTGTCGTAAGAGTCGTGGATGCTGAGCCAAAGTCTTCTTTGTTTTTTCTCCACCACGTTACCCGCTTTGTCCTTAAACTGTGCAGTTGCCACATAGAGTCTTCCGATGACTTCGACGAGGCTGTTAGCGGAACCTCGTACGGCATTCGGAAGGTCAGGTACAAACATCTGCGCCTCTTCTTCTTCAGGGTCATCTGAGTTACTCCCAATCACTCGTTCCTGCGCGGTGTAGACCACATTCATCTTGAGGGTGTGGAAGTTGGCCAGGAGCTGCTTCATCAGTTCACCAGACTTGAAGTAGTCTCGGCGGTCAATCATTCCTGGTCGTTGCTCGAGGTTTGATTCTTCTCGCTTTCTCCGGACATAATGTAGCGCAAAGTTATTAATCCGAGTAAGCCCATCAACAGAAACCCACGTAAAGGGTTGCTTAGAACTACCCATAGCGAGTAGAGCAGGACTAAGTTTCCCAGTACGAAGAGCACCGTATGCGTCCGAGACATCCTCCCACCTCCGGATAGGCCAACGGTATGGATTGAGAGTTTTCATAGTATCAGTGCCATCTTCGGGGTCCAGCACTAAAGTATTCTCCACACCCGCCGAGCAACCGAAGGTAGTTTTGCCCTTCTTATTGCGGGCATAAATCAAGATCTTGCGGTAACCCTCGTGATCCTTTGGTCGAGTTACTGCCTTCTTAGCTAACGCAAGGTAATTCTTTTCAACCATTTAGTCCCTTTCTCATATCAGAGAAGAAATCAGCAGTTATCCGACTAGAGAAAGCATATTCTATAACCATCAGACGATGAAGTGGTGCTAACCTACTAACTAAGTTACCTAGTCGTTCTATCAACTCTCGGGTCACTACGAATGTATCAGCTTCTACTGCATCAAACAAATCTCCCGCTAGTACTTGAGTATCTAGTAAAACCTGAAGTACATCTGTTTTGGAATAGGTCTCAGCCATGATGATCTGGATCTTCTACTGGGATATCCTCGGCTTCAAGCATCTCTTCTGTGCACCAGATGCCTACCTTGATTCCTTGAGGATGGTCAAGGGATAGACGTCGTCGGGCCCTGATCGCCATAGCCCTCGCGTGTTGCGGCGTTTTCCCGTACCCTTGAATCTCGAAGTGCAGAGTTAGAGTGAATGGGTGTTCTAGGAACTTTTCTGACCCACCAGACTTCGGTAAACTCGAGGTCAAAGGGAGGGATCCTTGCATCATGGGAGTTTTCTTGCTCTGTACTCCATGACCGTTTGTGGATGTTTTGGCTTTCGATGTCTTCCGGGATGATGATAGTGTGGTCATCCGTCTCCTTTTTCATGTCCTTCTCGCTCGTCGTAATAGTAGTACATGGGATCGATAACTTGGTATCTTTGTCGGATAAGGGGGCGGATATCTCCACCAAAGAGTTCAGTGGTGCAGAGGTCCATGTAGTCGCATGTGAAAGTGCAGCTTCGGTCAGGAACTCGCTCGATGGATCCTTCCTTGTCCCATGGATAATCATTCATTCTCCTCGCGGTGTGATATCCTTCCTGGGCGACTCTTCGTACCATCTCATTAGACTTCTCCAGTATATCTCGTCTGAAGAAACTTGAGAGTTGAGGTTCTCCATGCTGGTATTGCTGAGCCTTGAGTTGCCTAAGTCTAAGGGCGTAGTCTCCTGTGATAGAGATTCCATACTTCTTTAGAGCTCGTCCGTAAGTGAGGTAGTCGGTATCAATCGCACGCCGTGAGATTCGATCACCTGTTTTAAGAAGCTGGGGGACAGTGGGAGACTTCGTTCTAATGTAGTTCCAGATGTGACCTTGCACTGGTATATGGTTGCGCAGCGCAGCCCAGATATAGAGAGCGGATTGGGAGTCGAGGAGTCGATATCCAAACTCCGGGAGTCGCTTATGAGACTTATGGTCAACAATCCAGAGTCCATACTGATCTTCAACGAGTAGGTCGATTTTTCCTCGGTAGAAGGTGCCATCTGGAAGTTCAGTTTCGAGGGTGAACTCGACATCTAGTATCTTCCAATCATGCTTCTGATAGTGCCAGAAATAAGACTGCATAAGTTGGCGTATCTCTCGAGGTAGATCCCCATATTGCTCCTTTTCTTCATCAAACATCTCATTGAACTTGAGACTCAGTTGCTGATGTTCTGCCTCCCAGTCTCCCCCTTTGTAGTGAACCTCTAACAGTTTGTGAATCCAGGAGCCTCGATGTAGTGGCTTCCCAGTTATCTTAGGCTTTAGACGTAGGAGGTATTTATACCTCGTCTGCATAGGACAACGACGAAACGTTTTCAACATCGAATGTGTGGCAATACTTGCCCCAGTTTCGGGGTCCCTGTAGATGCTACCCATCATGCTCCTCGCTCATCTGTAGAATCATATCATATCTCACTCTCCATGTCAATAATCCTCAATCTCTTTCGGATCAACTTCAACCGCATCCCCCCACCAACCCCCTGTCTTCAAGTCCGCAACTATAGGGACGTCCATCTCCACACCGAACATCTTCTTGAGGGGTAGATGCTCGAACTTATACTTGATGATGGAGAGAGCTCGAGGTACCTGCTCAGTCTTGATCTCAAACAAAGTGGCATCATGAACATTGCCCACAATGTGAGCCTCGAGGCCTTCCTCCTCGAATGCTTTCTTTGTAGTAATCATGCCAAGCAGATTCATATCTGAGGCAAAAGATTGCACGGGGCTATTTATCGCTTGCCTCTCTGCTTCAGCTACCACGTTCGGGTCTTGAGAACGAATATCAGGTAGATGCCGAACACGACCAATAGGACTTTGAACTCGAGCGTACTCATGCACCAACCTCCGTTGCCTAGCATGCCAGGGCAGCAACCCAGAGAAGCGTTCAAAGAACTGACGACGAATCCCTTGTGCCTCATCTAGAGTGAAGTGAAGTTCGTATTTCTCGAAGGCAGTTTGTACAAACTTTTTAGCACCCATGCCATAAGCGAAACCGAAATTAACTGCCTTAGCTTTCTTGCGTTGAACCTTATCTATTCTAGAGGCAGGAATCCCCAGGACCCATGCAGCCGTAGCCCGATGTATATCCTGGCCCGTCTGGTACAGATGCAGCATCGTCCTATCTCGAGATAAAAAAGCCACCACGCGTAGCTCGACCTGAGAGAAATCGACCTCAACAAACGTGAAACCAGGTGCTGCCCCGAAGAGTCCTCGGATAAATACATCCCGAGGCACTTGCTGCAAGTTAATACCCCTGATTGGAGCACGTCCTGAGACTTTATCAGCTTCAGCTTTTCCCGAAGAGAGCCTCCCCGTAACTGTTCCATAAAGTTTAAAGGTGGTGTGGACTCTGTCATTGTCGTCTGCCAACTCCTCGTAGGCTTGTAGGAACTGTGAGTTCTTCAGCCAGCCTTGTCGCTTAAGCATAACCTCGATGACGGGGTGATGACCCTTAAGCTCTAGCATAACCCCCTCAGCCATGCTAGGATCGCCAGGACTACCATCAGGCTTTTCTTTCCCCCTTGCCAAGATAGGCAATCCTAAATGCTTGAAAAGCAACCACCTCGAGAAGATTGAGGGTGCAAAGTTTATCCCAACCTCCTTCCCATTTTTGTAAGTGGGCCACATTGTATCTTTAGATGTAGGCACCCACTGCATTAGATTGTGGGTGATATCCTCGATCATGTCTCCCGCTATCTTGGTATTCGTAGCAAGTCGTTCTCTATCTATCCATATCCCCCTCATCTCAGCTTCAGTAAAGATCTCGCCTGCAGGCATAAGGATCTTACTGAAGATACGAGCTAACCGAGGTTGCTCGATCAACTCAGCTCGAATGTCTAGGTAGATATGATAGGTATACCAGGTATCAAGACTACAGTATCGTAAGACCTGATTTAGTGAGGTATTCAGTAAGTCCTTTGTTTCTATCGCCCATGGTGCCACTCCCAGTCTTGAACTCGCCTGGGGCTTTAGACCCTTCTGGCGATTCTCGTCTAAGATGTGAGCCGCTATCATCGTATCGAAAGAAACCCTTGCCTCGACCCCATACTGCCTCAACCACTTGGAGTCGAACTTGCCATTGTGGGCGACCTGCTTTGGAACTCTCTGGAACGAGGTCGAAATATGCCGCAACAAGCTCCTCCACACCGCCTTGAAGGGGCTCTGAGGGTGGAAAAGCGGCAGAGCAAATGTGATATTTCTGGGCTCGCCCGAGCGGTCCTTCATAGCTTTGGGTATAGTACCACAGAGGCATACGATCTTACCTACCCTTTCATCGTCGCGGGTGGTTTCTATGTCATAGGACACCAGGTCAGCTACCTCAAGCATACCTTTGAGCTGTTCAACCTTGCGCTTGGTATTAACAACCCAGATAGTAGGCTGGGGTACTGTGCTAGATTTCTCATAGACATGAGCAGCAAAGAGCTGTAGATCAGCCATATACGCTTGACGCTGACCAGGGTTGCGCATCACAGATGCTGGGGAGATTGTAGGGAACACGGAATAGTCGCCCTTAGTGATTACGCGCCCGCGATACTTGGTGATCCCTGAGTGTCCTGTAGTCGAAAACAATGCTTCGTTACCTAAGCTCAGTATCCACTTAGGTTTGAAGTGTTCTATCTCGATATCCAGATACTCCCTGCACATCTTGACATCAAGGTTACTGGCATTAGCATCGAAGGTCTTGCACTTCAGTGCCGCAGTCCAATACATATCTTGAGGCTCAAGACCAGCCTCAGCTAAGTCAGCCTCTAAACTTCTCTGGTAAGTAACTGAGTTACTCATCTTGCTCACAACCATTATGTGTGGATCAAAGTTTCCCCACCCGGGATCACACACATACTCTGTGTACTTATGTAACTTACACTTCGTGCAGTTCGGATTGAGGAGATCCTCGATACTAGACATCATCTTCTTGAGAAAGGTTATACATTACTATCCCTACTGCAGCAAGAAGTTGGAAACCTGCAGGATCACGATACCTTGTACCAAAGATTACTCGCTTGATTCCGCAGTTGATAATCAGTTGTGCGCACGCGAGACAAGGAGCGAGGGTACTGTAGAGAGTAGCTCCTTCAGTTCGAACTCCGTAACGGGCGGCCCAAGCAACAGCGTTCGCTTCTGCATGGACTGCAGTGTTGCACCCACGAGGATCGTCGGGGGGCTGATAACGATGGTTGCAGTGGGCCATTCCCGCAGGAGCGCCGTTATAGCCTGTGCTAAGTATGCGACCTGCTGTGCAGATGAGCGCGCCCACCTGAGCTCTACTACAGGTAGATCTTTTGGCGATGACATGTGCTATCTCCATTAACACTACGTCGCGGGTTGGTCTAAGTGGCTCTTCCACCATGCCTGAACTTCCTTCATGACTTGATTGTATTCGTCTGATATGTCCCCACGGGTCTCTTGCCCAGGATTGTATGCGGTCCACACCTTGTTCCTGAGCTTCTTGGGCAGTTGATACCAATGGCGGGAGCACGCGAGAAGTCTCCTCGGTACTACGAGGTAACACCTCGGGTGATGGCAAAGATGCTCGGTCGGAGGCATCAGGCTCTTGGGACATGAAAACCTGGCGGGGGAGGAACTATGGGACCCATCTTAGTTTTGATCTCTTCAAGGAAACCGATAAACTTAGTTATGTCCTGAGTGTTAAGCCATACCCTCGCAAGGCTATTGGCAGACATCACATAGAGGAGGCAGTAGGCCCTCCCCTCAGCATCCTGTGCACCCTCAGCCCACCAGTCAACCTTGTCAGGATGAAGAGGCATACCATGAGAGGAGAAGGGGTCGATGAACTGATTCTGTTGCTCAGATTGTTGCTGGAGTCTACCTACCAACTCTTCGATATTGGGCGGCATGCCATTGTTAGGCATACCAGGAAGATCAGAAGGCATGACTTACCTCGCTTGCGTAAACATGCAGACTCCCTATCTTATGGGTGAAGGTGCCGATGGGTTGATCTAAGGCAGTTGCAAAGAACTGCTGAAGTTGCAAGGCAAGCCAGATGTCATTGTCGAAATGGGTAGCAAAGTCTGAAGACCGCATATGGTATGCGATGTCGATCTTCCCATTCCGATACATGATCTGATAACCCAAGGTGCAAGGTACTCGCCGCCTTCCTACCCGTTGACTATCTAGTTGAGGGTTCCAGATGCTGATGTAGATCTGTCTAGAGGTGGGATGTTTCCTCATCTCAGTTAACATATGAGGAATATCATTCACCGCCAAGCGTGCTGCGTAAGTATAGGAGAAACGTTGCTCAATCTCTCCCGGTCTAATACTTACATCCTCGAGCAAAGGTTCCCACACATCCGGTCGCAGTTTCCAGGCTCGCCCCGGGTTAAGCGGGTTTCCATTGATACCCTTGCGCCGCTCAGCCCATTCCGCATCAGCCCAAGGTTGTGTGGGCCTTAGATCGAGTGGGTTAGGCTGAAGAACGATGTAATCATAGTCTCTCAGTTCCTTGGTCGTGAGTTTCTCTACATCCGCCTCGCTCACCTCCTTGGACTGGTAGCCTGCGAAGACAGATATGCCAAGTTCATTGAGGTCTCGTGTGATCTCATTCTTCGCATCAATGAAGTTCCTGAAAGATCTCATTGCCGACGAGCCTCGATGATGATGAAGGGCTGGGGCTCCTCATTGTCTGTATCCTCATCGTAAGCAATCCCAGTAGGAGCAAACTCATGTTGCCGTTCGCCTCTGACTGTGATGATAACCTCCCACTCGTTGATGTCCACACCCTCTGGGGGAACAACCCCTTCAACTTCTTCCTTAAACTCTTTCCAGTTCATGACTCCTCCTTATCTGTGTCGGTGTCTGCTGATAGAATCATATCCCTAATCTCTAGTACCTGCTTAGCCAACTCAACAGGTTTCACAGTGGTATCTGTCGCCGCCATACCAGTAATGGTAATAGCTCGATCTAGGGCTGCCCAGTTAATCACTTTTTTCTCCTTAGATTGAGGACTGCACCACAGTTGAGACAACGAACTCTGAGTCTACTGTAGAATGAGCCAGGTAACAACCTCCCTTTCGTTTGACACTTAGGACACGTCAGCTGCTTGATTCGATCCACGATGTTCATCCCATCCTCCAAACAAGTAACCCTACTGTAATGAAGTAGGCGATGAAGAGCATGAGAATAATCAGCCAACGTTGCTTAAGAGTCACCGAGTATGCCTTAGAGTCCAAGAAAAAAGACCCGCAACTATGAAGGAGAGGTTAAGCCAAACTAACAGGGCCTGAAGAACAATCATCCATCTTCCGCCAGAACGAAACAGGGTTCAACATCATCATTGAACTCTGGGTTAGGCATGGGATTATCTCGAGTATCGACGCACTCAAGATCTCCATGGTCAACTCTTAGTGCCTGAAGTTTCTCGATGTATTCACTGACCTTCATCCATCCCCCTTAACTTATAGTGTGCGAGGGCATTCCCCCTCATCATCAACCCCATTATATCAGATCTGTCACTCCAAGTCAAATCGAGGAGGTACATTTTTACTCATCCTCGTCCTCATCCTCATCTGAAACCTCATCATTCATCTGAACTCCAAGAGATCGGTCAAACGGGAGACCGATATTCTTGAAGTCACAGTCATGGATATCAATAGAGGGTAGAGGCTGATAAGCCTTGAAGAACTCTTTGGGTTCACCCATTTGCTCACCCTTGGTGTGGTAAGACCATCCCTCGAACTGCTTGGCATATTCATACCCACGAACTTCGGTGTGGTAGCGCCGACGAATACGGCGGTATGTATTGTAAGTCATATCTCCCAGAGTATCATGCCGCTTATCCTCAGCAATGACCTTCTGAATCCACGCCCTTGACATAGTTAGGGCAGGGGACGAGGTGACGAAGAGATGTTCCTCCCCTGTGAGTTTCGGTTCGGGCGTGAGCATAAGTCTTCGATACCGCTTGCGCTTCTCGGGGTCATGATGGTTGAGCATATAAGCCAGGCTCTTGAAGTTATGCCACTGTAAAGCCTGGTTATACCAGAGGAAACTAAAGTCCTCAACATGGACATCCATCTCTTTGGCCAGATATCTAGCTGCCATCCATGCCACTGAAAGATCAAGAGCTCCGATGTAACCCAGATACGATGTTCTGGAATAGAGTGTGATCTGAGGCTGGGGGATAGCCTTGTATGATAGATTAAGCATACAGGACCCCCACCTCCGAGTCTCCCTATTTCCCACGTGTGCTCCTCCACGGGGTTTAACCACTCTCGTACGCAGTACACTGATTCCCCTCCCTTTGAGCCCGATCCCTGCTACGCACTTACCTAACCAGAATGTTAGATCATCTGGGTCTAGGTATTGCTTTACCATCATAGACCAGCGACCCTTAGTCAACCACATGTTCTTAAGATTAAACTCCCAGTCCATAGACTGGGCTTCACACATGGTATTGTGGATCTGAACATCTACGGAAGTAACAAGGTCTAGCTCATGCGGTTGGGCATGGATCAGTGTTTCACAGAGTCGGTCATGTAGGGCAGTTAACGTCGGCGCTCGAAACGCTCGCATGTTTTCTCAATCTGTTTTGGGCTTTCCCGGTCAGACGTAGTCTAAACTCATTCTCAACTTGAATCGCTTCCTCCTCAGTTTCATAGTACCCTAGAGAAAAATCTATATGATCTACCTTAACCCGAGCATGCCAGGGCATCCGATAGGGATTACCACTCCTCATGTGCCCACGATATGTAGCCATCAATCTGGGTATCTCACGCGTTGAATGTTCTCCTTTTGCCAGGTCTTGAACCGCTCAAGGATATTGACAATAGATTCCTCAAACTCATGGTCATCTGGGGCATAGGAGTCAACTACCCTGAGATACTCGACGATCGCCATAGTAGCGAAGATGTCTTTCGCTCTCAGTACAAAGATGGGTTCATCCGTACCATCCACATCCATGATGATCTTCGCTGCTTTGCCATGTACCTTAGTTCCGAGCATCAGTCTCCTCTAGTAGTTTGAATCCTGCCTAAACTCATTTACCGCGTGCTTCTTCATGTACAACGTGAACAGATCTTCGGCCGAAACTCCTGCAGTCAAACACAACTCTACAAAGAAATGAAGGGCATCTGCCAGTTCTTCTTCGAAGTGAGGCTTATCAGTCTCAACATACGAGTTCTTCCAAGGCTTGTTTTTGAGACAGTTCATCGCCTCGCCTAGTTCCTCGACGCAGCGCTGCATCAGATCCTTCAGTCGCATCTGAACATAGCGATCATCCAGATCACCCCAGTTGACCTCGGGGATAACAACGCAGCCATTCCTCCGTTCGATGTCGTGATACTTTCTGATGAGATGCTTCTGCGATTCCCAGATAGTGCACAGCAGGTCATCCCCCCATTCAGCCATGTTTGCACTCTTCCAAGGAATCTTCTGAAAGTCCAAGATTATATCTTTGGTATTCATACGTCCTTCCCATAGCTTACTGAGCCATCACGGTTTATGGCACCTGGAGATTGCTCGGAGGTTGTAGCTTCGAAGTGAGCCTTAGGATGCGAGGGGCGAAGACTCTCTATGAGAAGGTAGTTGGCTGCGTCAATCAGCCACTCTAGGTTACCATCCTCTTGGTACATATCGATGCGCTGAAGTGCATTATCCACACCCACCCGTCGGTGTGGGAAGTTGTTCTGAATAGTCCCATACTTGTGATAGGACACACCCATCCGATTCATCATACCTTGCATAAAACCTCGAGCACTCAGAACTGATGTTGGAGAAGAATCTCCCATAACATCTGGGGATGTTACCAGGATACTCCAATACTCAGATGGGGGCTGTTTGCTTATCATATACCTCTACCTCCCTCAGTCAAGTTGATAGAGGCATACTATCATCTTGCTGATTCCGTGTCAATACTATTTATGATATTTATTCCAACCTCTTCGCTCTCCAGTTACGTCGAAGCACATCTGGCGATTCAGTGATCTGACGAGCTACATTCTTATCTTCCTGAAGTCCTTCAAACATCAGATCATCTATAGTCCCCCGCGCCAACATGTACTCAATAACCGTCCCTCGAGGTGACAACGCAATCCGATCATTACACTGCGTCCAATCAACCATGCTGTTGGTCAAGCTAAACCATATCATGGTAGCAGATGTGCTAAGGTCAATGCCCAGAGCTCCAGCCTGAGGCTGCATTACAAAGAGGGCGGCTCCTTGATGATCCCGAAAGTTGCGGATATTAAGGTCTCTATCTCGTCGTTTGATAGCCCCGTAGAGGGGGAATACAGGTACCCTAAGTCTCTTACCGATGTCGAGTGCGCCCCCAATGTCCGCAAGGAACCTTGCACAGACCACAACTTTTTCATCAGCTTCAAACAAATCCTCGAGCCTATCCTGAAGCGCCACGAGTTTCGATCTTCCGATTCTAACGAGGCGACCCGCAGAACCATCGTCAGGAGTAGTCTTAACAATGCCACTTGTAATCTGGGCCAAGCGTAGTATCTGAACCAGTTTGATCTGCGCCTCAGTGACCTCCCCAGTTTTGATCCTAGCAATAAGAGCCTCTGCCATCTCATCGTAGATTCTACTTTCTTCCTCATCCAGAGTAATGTGAAAAACTTGAGTGCGAGAAGGGGGAAGATCGAAACATTCATCTCGCCTAACTGCAAAGGAATCTGCATGGATTAGTCGTCGTAACTTGGGCAGATTCTGATTCCTGATGAACCTCTCGTAGTTCCCCATAGATCTAAAAATCCCAAACTCAGCCTTGAATGTAGCTGAGGTATAATCCTTGATCCAGCCCTCAGGATTCATAAACTTCCACTGAGAATAGATGTCAAAGACTCGTTTCTTCTTTGTCACTGCAGTCCCTGTGGCAAGAACGCGATACTGAGCGACACTACTGAGACTCCATAGAGTTGTCGTCTTGCGTGCGCTCGGGGATTTTATCCGGTGGCTCTCATCCAATACTATTAGTTGCGGAGCCCATGCCTTGAAGACTCGCTTCATCTCAAAGCGTCCACCTCGAGTCTTAGATCTGAGGATATTGCCCTCCTCATCTCGTCCCCGGATACGCCCTGGTGTGGAGAAACTATCGTAGTTTATAATAACAAAGTCGAGAATGTCATGACCGTACTTTGGCAACTCTACCCGCTTACGTCCTCTCTTATCCCACACCACCACACGCCTGCGCCAGGGGCAGTTCAGATTTATCTCGTCTTCCCACACCCCCATGACTGAGATAGGGCAAACTATCAGTACTCTATCGACGCGACCTAGCTGATGTAACACAGACGCGTAGTCGATAATAACCTTGGTTTTCCCGGTTCGCGGCTCCATCAACAACGCACCACCGAAGTCAGTACTAAGTAACTTCTTCAGCGCAGCTACCTGATGGTGGTAGGGTCTCCGTTTATATCTGTAAGTATTACTCACGATCCCCTCGCAAAAATCTACGTACTGATCTAGCATTCTGAGAGTTTTTATACCACCTATTGTATCCTCCAGATGGGTGTGGAATCCAACCGAATACAATAGACTCTATATCCAGGCCTATCGTCAAAGTTGTACCTAAGGAGATAGTAGTCCATGAACAGGGTTCCACCCCATGTCTCATCCTAAAAGCCCGAGTGCACCTAACTCCAACTATGATGAAGTTATCCTTAGGATCGAGCTTCTTAAGAAACTCTCGAGCATATTTCTTCCCCTCTTTGAGAGGAAACCTCATTCCACCTACAGGATTAACCTCAGGTATGTAGGGTAGGAGATTGCAAGTCTCAAACACTTCTGAAACTTTGAATCCACAAAGTTCACTTAGAACTTGACCTGATTTCCCCCTAAAGGGTTTGTGTGGTAGATCAGCTCCCGGCGGGGGGGCTTCCCCCACCAAGTAGACGGTCATGGTCGATGATCCCTTCTTCCTCATAGAGTGCGATCCTTAGATCACACGCGGCGATATCCCGAGCATGTACTTCTTCAACCCATACATAGGCTTGCCTAAGAATCTCTTTTTGCCTAGTCGTTCGTTGATTCGGCAGAATCTCCTCAAACGTTCGTGGTTTGATCGGCCCTTTCTTCAGTACTGCTGCTCGGTCGTTCTTCATTGCCTCTAAAACGTACTTCGAAGTCACTCAACACTCTCCTTGCACTAGGTGAACCATGCTCAGCAAGCTTTTTGCCGAGCAGATATATCTCAACTAACTGCTCACTGCCCTTCATGTACCAACACCTAGGGCAAACTACAACCCCCTTGATCCGATGCACTCTTACCTTGTGATCTCCATAGTTGTTACAACAAAATCTCACAGTGCAAAGTTTGCATCGAGTCCATTTCATCCACGACCTATCTACATCATGCGGAGACCATTGGTCGATAGCCTTCTGTTGTTTCTCCGCAATCTTCCTTTGTCTGATTATCTCATGTTTATTCCTGCTCCTGTTCTCTCCAGTCGGCATCAATATCACCCCAAACATCCCCAACCTGATCCAGAGTCACATCAAGAGAATCAGGGCCAGGATCTGTAATGGCTAGAAAATCTAAAGGTTTGACGCGGTAAGTAAAAACGAGATCGGCTTCATCGTCAACGAGCCCCCGTTCAACAAAGGTATCTAAAATCCTCCAGGTTAACTCTCCCAGATCATCTAGTTCATTGCCTTCTTCATCCTCAAACTCATACTGAATCTTCACTTCTCCTCCTCGAATGCAAACTCTGTACCTTTCAGACCACATCGTGGACAGATGCCAAAATGGATACTCTCCTTCGGGAAAGTTTCTACCCAAGTATGCCCCTTAGGGCATTCCATGTTCATACCGCCCCTTTCTTTTTATGACGCACGAGTTGTACGCGCAGGCCAGCATCTTTTGCTTTCATCACCATGTCCCGAGTCCCTCGAGAATGATCGAGGTCATCGTGGAAGGCGAAAACGTGGACTGTCCATCCTTGGTCTCGAAGACCGCATACCACATGAAGCATAAAGGTATTCCGAATGGGTCCGCCTGCTCGGTGGAAACAACCAAAGTAAGGAACTTGGGCTCTCGGTAACCCGAGCTCAGCCGCAGCGAGGTCAGCAAAGTTATCTGCACCGGCAGCATTGCCATGTATGATAACAGTGTGGTCAGGTAGCGTTCGTAAAGCCCGCAGAATGAGATCCCTATCAGTCCACCATCTGTCTCCAGTGACAAGACAGACCGACTTCGTTCCGGCATATCGGGCAACCTTTGGTACCTCCTTGGGAGCCATGAAGAATCACCCCCTCTCGTCGATCGCATCGCATAGTTCATTATATCACATTATATCATCCTCATCGCTGAGAGTCAATCTTTATGTTGATGCTATGGAAGCTTGGAACAAAAATAAACTATTTTTACGGGGGCTATTGACATCACGACCGATTCGTGATAAGGTACTCACGATGATGCAACCCAACGAAAGGTAAGCTGCCCATGGCAACGAAGACCAAAGTCAAGCCTGCTCCGGAGCCCGAGTCTGAGCTTGAAGAGGATGAGGACGAGGTAGTCGACGAGCTCGAGGATGATGACGAGGAAGAGGCACCCGCCAAGGCCAAGAAGACTGAAGAGGTTACCTTCGGCGCTAGCGATCTGGCTCGACACCTTGCCAAGGTCACTGGGAAGAAGATCTCCCCTCGTGACCTGCGAGTTCTCCTGAGGAAGATGGCCAAGGATGGTCGCCTCGACCGAGAGATCCTCCCCGGCAACCGCTCTCGCTACGACTGGCCCAATGGCACTGCTGACCCCGAGGTCAAGCGGGTCATCAAGGCAGTCAAGGAGGGCGAGCTCGAGGCCGGGAAGCGGGAAGCGCTTGCTCGACTCAAGGAGCAGAAGGCTGCCAAGGATGCTGCGGCTGCCAAGACTGCTCCGAAGGCCAAGGCCAAGAAGAAGCCCGCCCCAGTCGTTGAAGAGGTTGATGAGGACGAGGACTTCGAGGTCGAAGACGACGAGTAGTCCGAGGTAGCACTGCTCGCACGCGTGCCTTCCCTCGGCTGAGCATTGAGCCCCCCAAACGTCTGCGGGGGGTTCTGCTCTGTGTAGTCGGATATACGCCAGACGACTCCCTAAGGTCTCGAAGATTCGATAATGCGCGATCACATCACTCGAGCATACCTATGACTCCCTATGCTTCCCTACACAACTCTGCCGTCGAACCATCGCGATCATAGTGATCGCAATGAGCTCGACGGAAGAGGTGGTAACGTTAAACTGAGGGTGTGGGCAGCGGAGGAATCGAAGGAGGTGCAGGAGGAGCAGTCATCTGGATAATGACTGCCGGTGTGGGTTTAGGGGCAGGCTGAGAGATGATTGCGGCTACAGCATGCTCATCAGACACAATCTGAGGAACCAGTACTGCAGTAGAGACGAGTGCTGCGGCCAAGTGGTGTTTGCTGATGAGCACTCCAGCAGTAACGATAGAAGCCGCAACAGGAGCAAAGGCCTGAACCTGAGGGTTCAAATCCTTGCCCGGCCATACTGCAGCAACTATGCCTGCGATAATAGAGAGAATCATGACCCAGGTGGAGGGGTCAGTGAAGTTGAGAGTTGCAGCAGGTCCCGTGTTAGACACAGTTTGATTCGGGGGAGTCATGGCTAATACTTCCTCTCTAGTTATTCCGAGTTTTATCCCCATCTGACTTCGTTCTTCTCATGGATTTTTTGATGGGTTCCAGTTGTAGAATCTCTCTTTCCTCAGCGAAGTATTTCTCATACTCCTCTCGGTGCGCTTCAATGAGACGTTGTCTTGCTCGAGCCGCTGCCTTAGATGCGGTACGCCCTCTCCGAATACTCGTAGGACCTCTTCGCTCAGTCCACTCCCCGTCATAAGCTCTGCGCTCTACTCCATCCCACACCATACGTCTTCAACCGAAAATCTTTGCTTGGATAGCCAAGGTCGCTATGGCTACAACGGCAATGACAATGGTGATTATTCGGGCATAAGGCACCCAAGATTGCTCCGACTGTAGTGTTGCTTGGTTTTGCTTTGATGTTTCAGCCCTAAGGGTTGCCTCCTGAGTCTCCTTCGCATCCTTAAGCGCAAGAGCAAGAGCTAGGGCAGTTTCTTTTGCCGCAGCAGCACCTTCCTGCAACGTCTGGGTTAGGGACTTGAGTACATCAATGTCAATCTGTTGCCCAGTCACACCACTTCGGATATCCAGGACCCGATCATTCACCCTATCTAGTTTTCCCTCAAGTCGTGCGAGTTGCACTAGGATAGGTTCATCATTGTAGATAGCGATGGGTCTTGCCTCTGACATCAGAACCTCCCAGCGTTAAATGCCTCCTGGAGACGATAAGTAGTATTGTGTCCCCACACCCCATCGACTTGACTGCCAACTTTACTCTGCAATGCCCGGATGGTGAAAGGACCAACAATACCATCTACTGCTACATGGAGATGAGCCTGTAGAGCCTTACGTGTGTTTACTCCATAGACCCCATCAGGTGTTACTCCAAGTACTCGTTGCATGACTGCGATAGTCTGGGGACCAAAAACTCCATCTACTGTAAGTCCCGATGATGCTGGAACAGGGGGCGCAGGAGGATTAGGAACAGAAGGTGTGGATATCCCAAACTCAGTCCAACCCCAGTTATCAGCAGGAGCATAGTTACAATCCACTGCTCCAGCAAAGTTGGAAGCACCAGGGTTATTAGATTGCTGGATCAGGTCTGCATTAGTATCTTGAGACCACCCTCCGACGAACCACTTACGATCTGTTAGTCCCTTGGTGTGGAGATCATTGATGAGAGCTTCAGAACCATATTCCCCCAGCATAAACCCTGCAGCATGTATCATGGGGTATGCTGCAGCAGAATAAGCTTCAGGTCCCGGCCAGTTAGCGGGGGGTTCCTTAGTAGGATCCTCGACCGCCATCCAGAGTGTTCCCCCTATAGCCCCTAGTGCCCTAGCTTGAGCTATGAAGTCCCGAGCCTCAGTACCCCCTACTCCAGCACCACCCTGAGCAGCTTGGCCGAATGATTCCCACACCAACCCCATATGCAGTCCGGCATCATGGCAAACCTTGATATACTCAGGTGTACCATTCTTGCCTGTGCGATCATAGGAGCAGTAGACGAAACCTCCAGTATACCCAGCGGCTACTAGAAGTTTAGGGTCGGTCTTAGTCCAAGACTCATCGAAGATAAACATCTCACCTCTTTCTCTAGGGGGTCACTGCACCCGAAGCACTAGAAGCCGCACCAGCACCCAAGGCATTTATAGCTCTTACAGTAAATGTATAAGCAGTACTATGGGTGAGCCCAAACACTGTAGCAGTAAGACCCACTGTTGTAGCTACCTGTCCATCAGGGGAAGATAGTACAGTGTATTGGGTTATAGGACTACCACCGCTAGAAGGAGCTGTCCAACTAACGGTGGCAGAGTTGACCCCCGCAACTGCAGTTACGCCAGTGGGTGCATCCGGTACGGTGATAGATACTAGAGGAGTAACTGGCGAAGAGGCATTAGAAGGTGTACTAGATCCCACCGCATTAGTAGCCACGACCTGGAAGGTATAAGCCAATCCATTGATTAACCCGGGTATATAGGCATTGTTAGCGCCAGGTCCGGTGGTAACCGCTATACCGCCGGGAGTGGCAGTAACAGTATACCCAGTTATAGCTGAGCCCCCATTACTCAGGGGCGTAAACCAGGAAACGACTGCGGACCCATTTCCAGCAACTGCAACTACGTTAGTTGGACTACCCGGTACACTGGTGGGTGTGGGAACTGGAGGAGGCCCTCCACTGCCCGGAGCTACAATAACTGCGCCCGCTCCTGCGTTGAAGAGTACCCCATCAAGAGCAAAGTTATACTGAGACCCGAAAACTCCGGCATTTCTGAAGTTCGGCCACACTGTACCCGGAGGAAACCCGAACATCTCTATACAATAGATGCGTACTATGGCAAAGCCTCCAGGGCAATCTGACCAGCATGCCCACTCGAGGTAACCTATATTGCTAGGGCTATCGAGAGGGATTGCACCGAGAGGCAAAGTGAAGGCAGGTAATCCCTGCTGTCCTATACCGTTCTCTAACAAGCCTCGAAGGCGAACCCAGTTGCCTGACTTACGATAACTCGGCCAAGCATAAGTAAGTTCTGCTACATCTAACCCCGATACTGTCCAGCCATTGTCATACTGAGGAATAGGAGACCACAGTGCATCTCCATAGAAATAGTTCAGATCCCCATTAGAATAGTTGTTATGGTCTGAACTAGTGAAGAGCTCTAGGGTATTCCAGGTTTTAACTCCAGTATACCCCATCAGCGACCATCCTGTGAGAAGCAGATCTGATTGAGACTACAGTAAGTCACGACCCCAGCCAATCCCACACCTCCGCCAATCACTATATCTCCAGTAGGTAGAATGTTTACTCTCATAGGACCGACGTTCATTGCCCCAATCCTGCCCCATACTATCTTGACAACCTCCCTCAAAGGGCAGAAACCTGGAGGAAGTCGAGTACAGATTGCATTGTTTGCTGGACCTGCAACCATACCTTGAAGATAGATCCACGGCCCTAGCCGACGATACTGAGCATCACCATGATACCCAGTAAAGCTATTAAGGTAAGTAAATGAGGTCCAAGTAGTACCCTTTAGATGTAGAAGGTTATCTCGGCCATAGGTATTGAGTTCAATGCTGGTGGCTGGATCACTTAGCTCCCAAACCTTCGGGGGAGTCCAAAGAGTAGATTGTGTGGTTAGACTTAGGCCCGAGGATGCCGCAGAGACAAGGCCTATAGTATCGAATGCCTGAACTGTGTAAACATAAGTCCGAGCAGGGTCGCAGGTTACATCGGTAAACTTGAGGGCTGTAGTAGTTCCAATCACTACCGCGTCTCTAAGGACTGTATATCCAGCTACTGCGTGACTCCCTGCAGTTGCTACAGACCAGGCAAGACATACTCCATAGGGTCCATTAGCAAACCCTGTCAATCCACCAGGGGCAGAAGGGCCGGTATCTGCAAGAGTTGTTGCAGAGGCATTGGGTGACTGGGCTGAGTGATTACCAGCAGGATCATAGGCATCGACATTGTAAGTATATAAAGTACTGGGTGTTAACCCATGATCCGCAAAAGATGTACCAGTTACTGCGCCTACAGGATTGGTATCTCGGTAGATCGTATAACCTAATGCTGGGCTATCAGGGTCAGTGGATGCAGTCCAGGTCAGGTCAATCTCAGTACCAGAGATAGGTGTGGCAGCTAACGCAGTTGGAATACTGGGTAGAGTTACATCAGGCCCGATGTTAGGTGTGGTTACAGAGAGGGGTAATGATTCTCCAGATTGTGCCCCATTAGCATCATAGCAATCGACAGTGTAAGTGTAAGTCGTCGCAGGCTGAACACTGGTATCATGGTAGCTCGGATGAACTGAGGTCCCTATTGGAACACCATCTTGATAGATAGTATACCCAGTGATTGCGGAACTACCTGGGACTGAAGGGTTCCATACAAGATCAACCTCTGTCCCATTGTTTAGTGTATACCTAAGTCCAGTGGGGATTGAGGGAGGTGATACCGGCCCACTAGAAGGGGTAGTTACTGTTACAACATTGGACATAGCCCCAGAAATCCCAGAAGCTTTCCCATACACCTCATAGTTATAGGTTTTACTGTAAGCTGAAGTTCGATCATGGTATACGAGCATAGCCCCGGCGACTGTAGCCAAAGCCACCATTGGACCACCAGCACCATCATCTCTAAGAATATCATACTCAGTGATGGCGCCAAACGCAGCAGTGGCGGCAGTCCAACTAAGATCTACAGTATTGGTAGCAGTAGCTGCCCCAGTTAATACGGGTGCTCCAGCAGTTGCTATGTCATTAGCCCACTGGAAAGATCGAAGCATCTGAGCTACAGTAATCCAAGGGGCTCCTACAGCACTACTAACTGCGATAGTACCTGGAGTACTAATATCTGTAGTTAGTACATGTTCTGAGAGAGATAGAGAAAGATGAGTTGAATCACTACGTATCCTCTCAGTACATCCGGTAGGAGCACCCCCAATCTGACCTCCCCCACCAAGTCCCGCAGCTACTACCAAGAGTGCATCAGTCTCAGGAGGTGTGGATGCACTGTCATCAGCTGACCCGAAGTTGATAGTTGTAGAAGTAGGAGGTACTCCCTCAAGAGCTAGGACTATACCGGTACATGTAACAGCTTCAGGGCTATTGGTAAAGTCATCAAAGTTCTCTATATCAGTAACTCCAGTTGCTCCTGCAGTATGCAAAGTTCCTGCAAACCCTAAAGGTGAGGGAGTAAGCGAAGTAGCTCCATAGAGACTGATGAGCCCAGTAGGGTTAGTAAAAGTTACTCCAGGGTAGTTAGAACCTGATCGACCGTGAAGTACTACAATCGTGGCATCTGGGGTAGTAGTGGTTATTGATGGAACTACTATGGTAATAGTATCTGAAGTAGTTCCTACTGAAGCATGAGCGCCTAAAGAATCAACACCCGGCCAAGACCACCAAAAACCAACCCAACTACAGTCAAAACTTAGAGGGAAAAAAGTACAAGCTTCCCAGACACCCCAGTTATCTACATTCTGTACAATGACCTCATCAACCGCGGCATTCCATACATGCCCCAATGCTATATGAACAAAACCGCCTGAACCCGTTCCAAGTACTCGCTCTATTAAAACCCAGTCGGAAGGGAGAGTAATATCTACAGTATTAGTTGGATCAAAAATAGTGTAAGTAAGAATAACATAATCCCCATCTCCGGGATGATCTCCCGCAGGCCACTGAGAGTATAATCTTGAGAGAGCACCGAAAGTATGACTAGGTCCTCCCCCTGATTCGTCGCCACCATAATGGGTAGGGCCAAGAGTTAGGGGATTACTACGATCAATCTTGTTAGGCCCCTGTATCTGCATAATAGGATCGCCAAACCTATTAAGCTGAGCAGTACCCGCCCAAAGTCCAGAAGCCCAAGCCCATGTTCCAGTACCAGTAAACCCTACATGCCAAGTCTTACCTATATCACCAGGGTAAAATAGTTTCCCTAGTAGTATAGCCTGTAGAGGTTGCCCGGATATGGGATGAATGATGTCCGAGTAGATAGCATGCCACCCTATAGGCTCATCCATCTCAGGACCACTTATAGGAGGTACTAACTCATTAATACCTCCAGTAGATGCTACAGCAGATAAGTCCAAAGTACTGAGATTCTCGGTAATGAGCCAAACTACCAGAACATCACCCAGAGATCCTCCCGGAGGTGCATGGAAAGTAAACCCAGTATCTGTAGTAACTGCGCCGCAGTTATCTGCTACAGACCCCTTATAAACCCAGTTACCCATCAGACCCACCCAAAGAATACGCCAGAGTATGAGGCATAAACATTACCAGCATCCATGTTCCCCTCTACAAGGTGGGTTACCACACCTCCACTGCTAATCACACTCATAGCTGGAGCACTTTCTGTACTAACAAGAAACATATAGGGTCCAGCTCCAGGCATAGGGGGAATAAATCCAGAGGGTAGGGTAAAGATTACTGTACCAATCGGGGCAAAGATGCCACCCTTCATGTAGACCACACCGCCGGCCTTCATATACATAAGATCTTGAGAGATCCCTGCTGACAGTGTGGGGATCACCCAAGGCGCTTGGTCACCCAGGTAAGCTATGTTATCCCGCCAGTATGCGTTAGCATCGACGGAGGTAAACATGTCCCCTGTGTTCCAAGTCTTGGTAGCATTCCAGGTCAAAAGACCTTACCTAGCCTTAGGGTATTCCGCGTCTCAATACTATGTTGCTCATTCTCCTCTACAAGTTGAGCAAGAGTTTCGCCTGGATTCCACCATTGTGTCTCAGGACGTCCTCGAAGACTTAAGATTGCTTCGATCGCTTCCACTAGTATAGGGGCGGGCCACTCTACGGTGATCCACTTACCTTCTACCTCTACGTTACAACAGTTAGCGCAGAGGAACCGATGGTCTGTCCGAGAGGCATACTCACTCCCTGGGCACCATGGGCAAAGGATACTCCAGCGTCCAGCGTTGACATGAGCTTGGACGCTCAAAAGTTCCGACACTTCTGAAGGTAGGTCAGTGGAGAGTCCTCTGCTTTTCCTAAAAGTAACATAGGCCCACCCAGCAGCGGGTATGCTTTCAACGGGAGTATAATAGTCTTCGGCTACAAGGATCATAGTCCCTTCTTAGGTATACTAGGCGTACAGATTAGAAGAATCGAGCAACCCTCGAGCTGAGTCATCGAGGATCAGATAGTTTTGAACATCGGTAGATGCAAGAGCTACCTCGCATACCCATTTCTTTTTACTGATGGTATGGTCAATGTGCTGGATGCGACCAGTTGCCTGGATAGGGTCGCCTCCACCTGGAGGTCTCAACTTTATCTCGATGACCATCCCTATCTCTATGTTCAATACCATCTGCCATACAAGGTCGTTATCCAAGGGGTTGAGGATCAGTTTCTGAATCCGCAACCGAGGAGTTTTATACTGTTGAACCAGGTAGGTTAGAAGACCAATGACTTCCTGGTCACTGGTGTTGAGCATATTGGTTAAACTGATGGTCCTTTTACCGTAGCCATCAAGGGTCCCTTGATCCGCATACACATACTGTGTATCCCCACCTTGCCTAGTCCCCTCAGCCTCTGTATAAACTAGAGTACTGCCATAATCAATGTCAGTATCCTCGAGAGGCAACTCAGTATTACTAGGTGGCCATATGTCACCCACAGTATAAGAAACAGCATTAAGCGGCGGTCTCGTGAAACTATTTCTGGCTATAAACCGGGCATTACCTGCGGCATCAACAAAGAACCAACCTAGTTCACTATCTTCAACATAGTGAATATAATCCAGAGCATTAACCTTCTGAAGATCACCCACCTCAGGCATCAAGGTAGAACTGCCTGGATCAAGTAGTCTCATGCTCGAAGGAAACCCTACAACATCTAGAACTGCTCCAACCCGCTGCCCCGGAGATTGTCCAAACCATGCTTGCCTAGCAAGAGCATATAGGTTTGCTACCTGAGCTCCAGTTAAAACTGAGCCCTGATAAACTGCAATCTCGCAGCCTTGCCCAAACATGGTCGGCTGCCCATTATTCCCAGCGAAGAGACACCGAGAGGGAGGATAGGGCATAGTCCCAAAAGCTACCGCACTAAGTCCATCGCTACCCTGATAACCCATACCAAGATAGTTCATGTGGCATTTTACTTGAAGACCATCAACCCAAATGCTATAAGTTTTTTGGTCTGAGGATCTCATCAGCCACACCTGATGCCAGTTAGTATCGAAGAAGTCACCAGGCAGAAATGAGCCAGGGTGAATCAGATCTGGTTGAACATTAGGAGGCACAAAGTCAAAGGCTACTTCAGTCTTAAGCCCCGTTCCCGTACCGCTAGGCCAAAACCAAGCATGGAAAGTATACCCCCCAGGTACTGCGGCATTAGCAGTAATAGTAATAGACCCGAAGCTTGACAGAGGATCAGTAGGATCACCCTGAGTCCACACAATACCACCCGGGGCAGTGGGGGTCTGAAGCCAGAACCCTAGAGCATAGGCTATTGTGGTCATTGCTGCAACATTACCGCAGTCAACATACCCAGCGAAAGGTGGCTCATTAAAGAACCCTGCAGCACTCCCTAGATCAGCTAAGAGAGGGCCGGGTACTCCAAAAGTTACCGAGCCTACAATGTTAGCCGGGGTAGGTACACTCCCCAGGTCAGGGGTAGTAGTACCTATATAGTTTAGTCCATTGCTAAGTCGCCAATAGTGACTAGGTGTTAAAGCTTGAACTGCAGTAACATACCCCACTGAGTTAATATCTTTAGCGGCAAAAGTTGCCATGGCATCAAAGGCTCTAAAGACTACCCAAGCATCTCGACCCTTCCATAGTTGTTTCCAGTCATCCGCGTAAGCCTGAAACAAGGTTTTGCGGATATAGGCAGAAGTATTATCTAGTACCAGGCAATCTGCCTCGAAGACCTCTCCGCCCCCTACTGCAGTTGCAGTTATTGTAGGCTTTACTGTAACTGCGCCAGAGGGTACCACGATTGTTATCTTTACTGCCCCTCCCCAGGAGGGTGTGGTACAAGATACTGCAGTTCCTACTGGGGTTGAAACAGTTGCTGAGCTAACATCATAGAAATGTAGCCCCGCAATCATATTTCTGGCAGCAGTAAGAGATCGCCCTCGGAAGTGGAAGGTGAGATATTGTCCTGCAATACAAGGTAGACTAGGACCAAGGAGACTACTCGCCCCTGCCCCTACTGATGTCCACGTCAATGCCTTAGGAGGCTGGAGACCAGTTAGGTAGCCATCAGTGGAACTGAGAGCGAGCCCAGTGCCATTTGCACTGACGGCCCATCCGGAGTTCCTAGCACCCTCCTCAGGTAGCAGGCCAGGCAACCAAGGGTATTCACCCACAAGCTGAGTCGGCTTTAGGGGGAAGATATTCCCAGCATAGGGTGCAATGTTGCCCGCGTTAGTGGGGTCGTAATGACGATGCCGATTGTCCAAGATACAGTCAAGACTCCCTGTATCAAACTTACTTAACTCATTAGTACGACCCCGACTGACCTTAAGTGGACTATCATCCCGAACATCTGGGGTTATATCACTATAGGTGGGTGTGGGATCAAACAACCCATTCGGGAATGCGACAAGTAGTTGAGCTCTGGCATTGAGGGTCATGGTTGCACTGAGAGGAATCGCGCAAGGCCACCTGACTGTTGTGCACCTTTCTGGATGAACTCTTTAACATGTGCCATGAGATCTTTCTCTGAAGTGATAGTCCCAGCAACAGGCATGGTAAAGTTCACATTAACAGTTTGCCCTTGAGTAGTAGCCCCAGCAGCTACTCCATTGAAAGGGGTTATACTACCAGCTCCAGCCCCAGTCGTGAGAAGTTTCTTAGGATCAAACACAGTACTCTTAGCAATCTGCTCAGTAGTGGACTTTATCAGATCAGCCTTAGACAACATACCTTGGTGCAGCCCATCCATGATCTGCTGACCAAGACCATGCATAACTGCGGAAGGACTATGGATGCCCAGAATACTTTTGATTGGACCAGGGATAACCTTCTCAACAAGGCTTTTTATACCCTGCAGAATATAGCCCCCCATACTCTGGATACCATTCCACAATCCTTGCATCATATCTATACCCACCTTTAGAAGCAATCTAGGCAGGAATAGAAGAGCATTAAGGACTCGACCTGGTAGTTTCTCGAAGAAGCCTACAATATCCCCTACTACAGATTCAAATCCTCGACCGACATTGCGGAAGAAGGAGGTAATGCCATTCCAAATCCCGGATGCCTCCTTGGCAATCCAGTTCCATGTCGCTGCTAGTCCTTTGCTGATAGTTCCCCAGTTTCGGTAGATGAGATATCCAGCTAGGGCTATCCCCGCAATAACGAGGATAATGATCCCTACAGGCCCCAGTAGAATCGTCCCGAGACTCTCAAACATAGGCCCGATACCTGAGATAACACCTCCAACTTTACCTGCCATGCCTTTGGCACCCTCAGCTATCTTAGCAAAGTGGCCACCCATACCTGAGACTACTGGTCCAAAGGTGGTTGAAAGCTTGACCCCCTCACCTTCCAACTTTCCCATTGCCCCAGCTTTGCCTGCTACCCTCTCCATCTCCTCTGCTGCTTTACCCGCCTTACCAAAGTGACCCCCTAGTTTACCTAGGATATCCATCATTCCGCCGATGGCACTGATGCCCATGCCTCCAGCCAAAACCTGAGGTGCCCATTTGCCTGACTGCTCTGCTATGTTTTTGATTGTAGCAGTTATAGCTGAGAGATGTCCTGCCCAAGTTTTCTGCCTAGCCTCAAGCAGTCCTTTCTCCTTAGCCATAAATCTACCCTCGGCTACAAGGAAAGCGGCCTGAAGTTTGGCATCCTGATCGAGAGCACTCTTCTTTAGAGCATTAGCCGCATCAATACCTTTCTGATCCGTAGCAATCTTAGCGAGAAGTTTCCGCTGTTGGATTGCTTCAGGGTCAGTCATAGTACCAGCAGCAGCTTCTCCAGCCTGTGCCGTAGTCAGTTTTGCCTTATCCGCATTCATCTTCTCAAAGGCTTTAGCCACTGACTGAACTGCCTTAACATTCGCCTCAGTCGCCTTCGTAGCTGCCTCTTCAGCTTTGACCTGCGCCTGCTGAGATAGAACAATGGCCTGCTGAGCCTTGAGCTGTGCCTGGTTTCTTTTAACCTGTTCTGCAGTTGAAACTACTACTAACTCAGCTGCCTCAAGTTCCTTAGCCTTATTCGCAGCTACTGTCCGCGCCATATCTCTCAGAGTTACCATACGAGCAAACTGCTCTGCTCCAGTCTTCGCTGGAGTCATGGCATACTCTTCTTCTTTGTCCTGCAAACTCTGTATCGAGTTCAATGTGGTAGTAGCAGCTGCCGCCCGAGCATCCGCAATAGCCTGAGAGCGAGCTATGTCAGTATCCGCCCATACCTGCTGCATGTCATTCAAGGCTGCAGTAGCATCAATAACTTTTTGGTTGGCATCTTGGATACCTTGAACTCGGGCAGTATCCATGGCCTGCTGAGTTTGCTGTTGACGCTGTTGAGCGGCCTGATATGCTGCATCTGCTGACGTAGCCGTAGCATCTGCGGTGGCTACCTTAGTTGCCCAAGTAGCCTTAGACTTCTCCATAGCATCTGCTACCTTAGCAGTGAAATCAGCTAAGGCTTGCTGATCTAGGGCTAACTTTGCAGTTTCTTTAGTTAGGTTACTCTCAGCCTTAGTTAGATCCTTAGCCCCGTTAGTGATGTTAGGCAACTGAATACCGAACTGTCGCAAGGACCTAAACAAACCTGCGTGCATACGACCTACCTGATCTGCAGCATCAGACAAGGTGCGATGCGTAGCAACTGCGAGAGTCTCAGTGAAGGTCATCTCCTTCAGAGCCTCATTAGGATCTTTAGTCTGGACTGTCAACTTACTCAGAGCACTAGCAACCTGATCCATCGTAAAACCATACTTTTGCCCAGTTACATCTGCTGCTGCAATCTGAGTCTTGAAAGCAGCTAGAGTATTAGCTTGCCCTGTAAGCTTATCGGTGGTATTCTGAATCGCCACACCCAGGGCTGCCTCAGCTTCTTGCAGGGGCTTACCGAACTGAGTCATAACTGCGCCCAGCCCAGCAATGATGATCCCCACACCTGCTAGCTTCTGTCCAGCAACCGCCATCTTCTGAAAGCGATTCTCAACTTTTTGGCCACTGGTATCCATCGCCATGAGACCAAACTGCGCTGCAGAAAGGCTTGAGACAAAGGGCCCGATGGGAGAAGCGGGACCCATAGCCATATTCAAAGACTGCACACCCATAAGCCCCATACGACTACTACCTGCAGCAGTATTACCGAAGGCTCCCCATTGGTTTACAGTAGCTCCCTTAGGAGCACCCTCAACAATCCTCTGAGCAAGACCAGCAGCTGCAGCCTCAGCCTTAGAGGTATCTGCGCCCATGATAACATTAACCTGGGCAATGTTTACGCCTCCACCACCACTAGAGCCAGAACCCATTGAGCTCACATTCCACCTCCCATCGCGGCTATGGAGTTATTCAGCTGAGCCTGCTGATAGGCATTAGCATCACCCTCACAACGGTCAGCACAGGCACCTACAGAGATCCAGAAAACTGAGATCTTATCCACCTCCATTAGACCCCAAGGTGTGGTATGAAGTCGATCCGCAGCACGAAGCCACTCATACCACCAGGGTGAATAGCCCCCACCTATGTTGTGCTCAGGCGACGTTGGATCTCCGCCGTGGCGGAGCCATCTTCTGAGGCCTGTCTCATCGCTTTTCCCACGATCATCTCGCGTTGGATCGCGTCCACCGCCTCCCCTAGAAGCTCAAGAGGAATGTAGCGAAGCTTCTCCATGTCATCTAGAGGAAAAGGCACACCCTCCACACCCTCTACCAGACGACCTGAGTGTGGGATTCGATTGCCCTTGCCATCTAACTCAAACTCAACATCGCCATAAACATCCCACTTCTTGACGAGTTTCTTCACGAAAGCGCAGGCAGTCTCACCCCCCATAGTCGTGGTAGCAACCTCAGTCCACTCGGCTTCTGCCTGAGCAGTGTAGTCATTTGGATTGAAGGTTACATGGATAGTATGACCTTCCCAGTTGAACATCGCAGTAGCCTCACCGCGAGCCATCTCATGCATCTTGATGCCCATGTTTCTCCTTACAGGGCCGCGAGGGTGTTGACGACCTCCCAGTGGAAGGCCTTAGTCCAAGCACCATCTGCTACTGTGGTGAAGTCAAACTCGATGGCATAGACACCTTCTTGGTCAGAGAACTTACCGACCTTGTTAACCTTAAGTGCAACATCAAGGGTACTGCTGTAAGGTATCTGTTGCCCGATAGCAGCTCCAGTTCCTGCAGAGGTAGTAGGTCCACCAACCAGTGTAAAGCTGACGCCTCCAGTCACCACACCCACCGTTGCGCCGGGAGGGATACCTCCAGTTGACCCAGCGATAGCCGCTACAGGTTTTCCTGCATCCCCAGAGACGCAGGCCGAGTCAGTGATGACCGTAGCCCCGGATGACCAGGAGGCAACAGTATCTTGACGACCTGCGTATGCCACTACACCATCAACGTTGGCGCCAGTAGTAGTTGATGAGAGATTTCTGATTCTCGCAAAAACTGTGGTGCCTCGACGCATGGTATTGAGGTATGCCATGCCTGCCGCATCAGCTTCCACGATCATCGTAAAGGTTGATGTGGGGGTAAGTTCTACCGTGTTCGCAAACGAGGCCTGGGAGGAATCGACGACCCAGAGAGGCCCAAACCGGTTATTCAGTTTGAAGTCTCCATCGAACAACCGACCCATTTTGGTCGTGCCCAGAGCACCATAAGTGGGGTCGATAAACACATCGAACCCAGAAGCGAGCATGGGGACGATTGGAATCTGCGTCAGTCCGCTAGTGAGGACGATGTTATCCTGAAGTCGCTGGGCGAGCAAACTCCCCGTGAGCTCAACAGCAGATCGAGAAAACTTGAGTCCAATATCGTGGAAGATTCCATTGGTGAACTTATGTGCCCTAACCGAAGAACCCTGTTCAATGGTAAAGGTCTTGGGAGTATCTTCAGTTGAGACATTGGAGTCGAAGACCCACTTGAATGCTCCCGTGTGAGTTGCTCCATCCATGTACTCAGTAATGACCGGAGTATTGATGACCGAGCTCAGGGGATAGACGATATCCGAAAAAGCTGGGTAGCCCTTAACAGGAGCAACCACCCATTCTTTCTGAAGCGCTACTGTGGTGATGTATTTGTAGCCGATGGGACGAAAGTCCTGGACAGTCGACATAGCTTCAGTATCAACTGACAGGGTCTGAAGTTGCTGCGTAGTAGGGACCCCAGTACCAGGCGTAGTTTCCACCCCAATACTAGTCTTCTGTACAACATAACTACGTTCTGCCATGTCGCTCCTTTAGCTAACTTTGGACAGTAAGACGGTAAATGCCACCCAGATGCCGATACTGAATGGCATCATCTATCTCAGGGAACCGGAAGATTTGCATCCTCTGAGTAAATAGAACTACACCATCAGCCACTGTCCCAGTAGCTAGGTGCAATAGTTTGTCTATCTGATTGTAGATCGGAACCATATCCGCATAGGATTGAGCTCGATCCACTACTTTGACCAGGTAATCCATCCTGGCAAAGATCCTCACCCCATTAGCCACTGTCGTATCAGGCCAGGGAGTACGCAGTTGAAAACTCACATAGGGGAAGGTAACTGTTGGGGGTACTGTATCTGCATAAATCTCAGGGTCTGTAGGTACAGTCTGACCATACTTGGTATAGACTGCCTGAATCAAAGTCAAGAGTGTTGAATCATTCTTCAGCTTGGCATAGATAAACTCATCCGCTGCCCAGCTTTCTAACCCTTGTGTCATAGTTCTCTCCCTAGTAAGGGCCAGAAAAGCCTTGAACTGAACCTACAGTTTGCCAGTCTACAACTACACGACCCTGTGTGGTCTGGGCTATTCGGGCAAGGAAAGTATGCTCCATAGCAGCAACTGAAGTAGAGAGGAAAGGCTGGGCGGGCATATTAACAGTCCCAAACTCAAGATAGAGCGCTGCGCCCATGAACTCAACCATATATATAATCCGACTATCTGAAGATAGCTGAACAATGGTCCCTGTATCTCTAGTAACACCCGTATCGACTGCAACTGTAGCTCGAGCCTGAGCCAAAACATTTTCAGCAAAAGCAAGTGCCTCTGTAGCCACCCGTTGTCTCAGTCGTGCTGACCATGCCGCAGAGTCATCCTTGACTACACGCCAGGTAATCCCTGAATCCCCGTAGGGCATTACCCAATGCCAAGGTCGGCATCAGAATAGTGTGGAGGCTCATAGCCGGGATGCCCATCATTCTCAGGCGTCGCAACGTAGTTGGACCCTACTGCCGCATCTTCCACACCCTCTGGGACAACAGCTGCGAGCGCCTCAGCTGCCTTAAGCTCCGCAGCAATCCTCGCTGCCTCAGCTGCCTTAAGCTCGGCCTCGAGTTCCGCAATTGTTTTATCCATCATTCCCTACCTTCCTCAAGTAAGCTGATGATGCGATCACGAGCGATCGCTATACCCTCGCTTCCCTACGCTTCCCTACGCTTTCTTTAACGCAATCCGAATCGTGACCGGTTATTTTGCGATGACAGCTCTCACATAATCCAAGCCCCGTAACTGCGAGGTTACCGCATTCTCTGAGGTTGTGAGGCCAAGATACGCTGGCCCAGCAGACTGGTAGTTCAGAAGGTGGGGGTTCAGGATGCCAGATCATGGTGGGTGGAATATCCTGATCCCAAAGCCTAGATGGACTCACGAAAGTCTTGCCCCATAAGGTCAAGCTGGGCTTGTATCTGATAGCGGCGATCTGAGTAGATGAAGGTAACAGTGAAGTCCTGATTACCCCAGGTAAACCAGTCGTTTAAGAGAATGTCAAAAGTAGCCCTAGCAACCAGAGTCCAGTCTTTGGTTACTATTTCTTCCCCAGAGGGGAGAGTATTGACCTGGTTAGTTGATCGGCTTCGAGCTGGAACAATGCGGCATTGTTGTGCTGCTAGCGTGGTATAGCTTCCAATGAAGCTACGTCCACCAGCACCGTCAGAAACTGGCTTCCCCGTTCCACCAGAGCGATGCAACACAACCATCGAGGGGTCAACCAAGATGAAAGAGTCGGTTTGCCTCTTCTGGATTTGGATGAGGAAAGCAGACTTGGCACTCACGTCGCTGTGGTTCCTGGGCGAACGATGCGACCGACACGAGGCGTAAAGCGACCATAGGCAAGTTTCCTAAACCTATCCGCCTCCTGAACCGCCTGAGACCTTAGCTGACTGAGTGTATCCTTAGCACCGCCTTGCTCATGGTCAGCCTGATCTGCATAGTTCGATGCCTTCCTCTCCCACCCTTCAGCGGCTGCAAGGTAAAGACCCTCATTGCCCTGAAGAGGAGATTGAAAGTTGGTCAACAGATCATTGATCTCATCGTCGGTAAACATAGTGTCAGTGTCTGCACCACCAGTGGGGATTCTTTCCCCCACATAAGCTCTCAGCCGATCAACAACCAGCATAACTTACTCCTTCTCTGCCTCGTCAAACTTCTCAAGACGCGCAGCCAACTCGGCTACGGTACCAGAGGTAGAAATACCCCGAATGCTCGCCTCAGTCTTAAGATCATCCTTAGACCAAGTGTGGTAAGGGGGCGCCTCCTCAGTAACAACCTCCGTCGTTTGAGCTTCTGGAGGGGCAGATGTTCCCACCGGGGAATGACTCACGGGACCCGTGGAGGCACTGCCATCATTGAGGCCACTAACTGCGACAGCCCCCTGCTGATGCTCCATGATCTTCTGCTGGAACAGTTGCTGAGCCATCTCCTGCGCAGCAGCCTTGACTGCCTCGTCAAAGTTATTGCTGAGATTCAACTGCTGCCGAGCAGCAAAGTTCGGGTCATTGCTGACCTGCTCCCCGTTGGGGAGATGAAAAACAACAGGCTGCCCATATAGGGGATGACTAGTAGGCAGCAGACAATGATCCTGAAGCCACCGGGCCTCAATCTCGTTTTGAGGATCAAGGGACTCCCTCAGGGCATCCCCGTCGACCTCAGGCAGTTTGACCTTGGTCATCTTACTCCTTTAGCTAGGTGTGGGTACTACTGGCGGGAGGCGCTCCCGGGGCTGCAACCCAAAACGCCCCCCGCCAGAACTTCTCCTCGATTAGGAGGAGTTACGTGTAGATGGATGGGATGGTATAGCTACCTGCCGAAGTGACCTGCATCACCACACCGCCTCCGCGCTGGAGAATCCCAGTGCCGAAGCCATGACGGTAGAAGCTGTCGATCAGGGGGTAGTTGTCATCCCCACCGATGAGCTTGAGACCCCGACCTGAGGGGTTCGCATGCTCGCGGATGCCAATGGGGTTATCAAGGTTGTCAGCACCCTGAGAGGCGAGAGCGACCACATATCCCGCAGGAATGTAGTCCTCCTCCACCACGTAGAATGGGCCATAGGTTCCGATCATCGCCGGAATCCCAGTCCCATCGCCCCCCGTAGGAGCACCAACAATGCCCATCGACGCAGGCAGAATGACTCCACCGCCGACCTGGTTGCTCGGAATGAAGTCATACTCCCAGCCATTCACCACACGAGCCGCACGGAGGAGCACGCCCTCCTGGCGGTTCACACCGAGCACCAATTTGTACCCGTTGATGAGCGAGTACCCATGGTGGTAGAGGTGAGTCTCGACTGCCTGCAGACCCGCAGTCGCCAGGGAGCTCGCACCGCTCGTGATGTAGTGGTTGTGGGATCCATCATGGACATAAGTCTTGTAGTACGGAGGGACAATGCCATCCGCATTCCAGAACTTATAGACCGTGACGGGGATGTTCCGAATGCTGCTCGCCAGGTCCAGCGAGTTGAAGAGGCACTTGAACACCTTGTTGAACATCAGGCGATCATCAGCCTCGAGTGCGTCGTTGTGCAGAGCTTCGACCTGAGCCTGCGACGCCTCCAGAATGAACTGCCACGTGTAGCGAATGGCAAGATCATACCATTGGAAGTCGAAGCCCATGTTGAAGGCCGGAGGCAGCCGAATCCCGACAGGCTCACCATACTCCGAGGCAAGCTCGAAGTTGTCACCCTGTGGGTACCTGACCTGCACGATGGGGTCAGCTACACCATACGTCAGGTAGTTGATGAGGCGGTCCCTCTGCTCATTACGCATGGCAATGATGCGCTGGAACTCAGCCCACATCTTATTCAGGTCTGCTCCGTCAAGCGTCTGATAGATGACATCAGCGCGCTCATCGGTGCCCTGAGATGCCGCAAAGCCCTGAAAACCACCAGAGCCGGGCAGCAGCAGTCGCTGCCCAATGTCTGACATAGGATGCATGATGTCACGAGAGACGATCTTGTAGCCATCGCCTTCCTTGAGCGTCTGCTCCCCGGTGACGATACCGCCACCACCAAAGTAGGGTCGGAGGGTCGGGATCGTCATGAGCCTTGCATCCTCACCACGAGGCGAGTGGCTTCCACAGTCCACCCGACTTTCTTAGTGCCCGCTGTGACAGGCCCTGTAGCCGTGCCGGCTCCAGTACCGGCGGTAAGGACTCCAGTGATGCCATCAATGAAGTAGTTCGTCCCTGCAACCAGGGCTACATCCACGATTTCACCATGGGTCATGATGTCAACCACATCTCCAGCAAGCGAACCGGGAGATGTGATCTGGGTCAGCAAAGCACTTCCAGCCATGGCCTGGCCTGGCATGTTCTTCACCAGGATGCCAACGAGGCCGGAGTTGTTAGGCCCACCGACGAGGACTCGACCGTTTGCGTCGAGACTCACTCCAATGGGACCCACTGATCCGCTGGTCAGGGTGAGAGAGGCGGCCAGGACTGCCCTGAACCCACCATTCTCACTATCGTATTTGTCATACCGAGCCAAGTGTGGCTCCTTTCAGGTTAGCGACGCGTGAGCGCCGGATATTTCTTGAGCAGGGCGGCTCGTTCGGCTTCTTTATCAGCCTTACCACCCTTTGAACCACCGAACTTACCACCGGAGTTTCCACCCTCAGTCTCCTCGCCTTCCTTCGCGGTTACGAGCAGATGGGGCTTCCGCTTTGCCAACGCCTTTATAGCCCTACGAATGTCATCCTCATCAACCTCAATCTCCGAAGGATCATCATCATCCTGATCCACGTCGATGTCCTTGCGATTGAGCAGATGAAGTACATCGTCAGCGTCCTTGAACTTCACGTTCAGTTTAGGATCCTGCAGAACGCGGGTTATGGCGGTGTCAACTGCCGCGGTGGCCAGCCTCGCAGCAAGACGAGATGTCTTGGCTTCAGCTGCCTCGGCTTTCTTCTGGGCCTCAGAGGTTTGGACCGCTTTGTCCTTGTCCTCTTTGCTTTTGCCCTCTTCTGCAGCGGCCTTAAGAGCATCAAGCTCTGTCTTCAGAGTCTTGAAATTCTTCTGGGCTTCTCGCCTTGCGAGCCGCTCCTTTTTGAGGGCTGACTTAAGACCCGCATCCCCTTTGTCTTCCTCTTCCTCCTCCTCCTTGCCCTTCTTGCCTTTACCTTCCTCCTCTTCCCCCTCTTCACCCTCTTCTTCCTCGGATTCTTCTTCCTCCTCGGATTCTTCGGTGAAGCCTAGGATAATAGGAGTGTGGAGGAGCCAAATAGGTAGATTTGACTCGGGAATGTTTCGACGCATCACGCGTGTATTCCTTTCTTGCCCCATCTCGGGGCAGCTTGACCCAGTCATCGCGGCTGGACCTTTTGTTGCCTACGACCGGTCTGCGTGGGTTCTGTGCCACGCGACTCGTTCGGGCGACCTCTGTTATTGGATTTGTTTGGACGATGAAGAGTATTTCCCGCCTTAGCCGGCTTTGTGGGATCCACACCATCTAGAGGTTCTCCAGTAGTGGGGGAGAGAGGATTGCCATTCTCATCAGTAGCCTGAGGTTCAGCAAGAGTGCCTGAGAGTTTAAATGCTGCAAGTTGCTCAAGCTCATCCTCAATCTCAGTCATCATCTCATCATCGGTGGGGAAGTGATACTGAAGCTTCTGCGTTAGCTGCCGCCGATACTCAGCTCTCGAAATAACCTCTCGGTCCAGCATGTTATTGAGCTCGGTAATAAACTCGACCCGGTTGATGGGTAGTTTATCTCCAAGTTCAACAATAAACTCGTCTGAGATGGTGTCGCCCTCAATGACGTCCATCCAGGTTCGCCATTGTTCGAACATGGCGTTGACTTCGTCGATTCCTGCAACATCTCGTTGTTCGAGCTTTGCCAATGTGGGGAGAAAATGGACTGTAAGAGCGATCCCACTTTGGGCCACCTGAGCGTCAAGTTCAGCCAAGCGAGCAGTAGCCGACCCCTCGAACATCTTTGTCTCAAGATACTTAAGATGTTCCAGGACAGGAGTAATGTCGCCAATGCCCTCCACACGCTTGAAAGTCGCCCCCGAAGGTATCTCCATAACACGACCAGGCGAAATCTCCCAGTTTGTGGGTTTGCCATTGACGTCCAAGGGGCTACCAGCATCAGTCGCGTAGACACCCAGTCCCTCAAGCGCCAGGGCAAGCTCATTATCCGAGATAGCCTGGTTGACTCCGACCATAATCCGCTCATAGCCGCGAATCTCCGAAGAACCAAACTCATCGCCTTGCCAATCGCGGTTCTTAAAGTGGTAAATAGGAATCGCGGTAATACCCTCAGGCAAAAGCCGAGGAGGATTGAGCATGCGGTTAAGAGGCGGTGCATCTCCTGCCCATTTACCTTGATCGTTCTCATAAACCCCTTCTTCAGTAGCAATCCGCCACTTACCCCCGATCTTAATGCGCTCATAAGTTAGTTTGCGGATTCTAACCTTGCGGTCTGAGTCAACAAAGGTCTCAGCCAAGTGTACCTTATTACAAAGATCAATGTCATCATCATCGTACACTGGAAAGAATCGAGCGGGGTCAACGGTGTAGATATTGATCTTTTTGCCCGGCTCTTCATCCTCATCTGCCACCATGTGGAAGATAAAGTCCCCTCGAGCCACACCCGCATGCTTGTTTATGTGGAACTTAGAGAGGAACTTAGATTGTTTAAGGAATGGATCCAAAAACTGAGTCTTTGTAGCCTCTTTGGCATCAAAGTTAAGACCTTTCATCAAGTAGTGAGAGGTCTCATCGCAGATTGTCATGGGGTTTGGAACATATATCGGATGTAGCTCCGCGCCACGACGCATGAGCTTAAATGCCTCTGTAGTGTTCCAATAAATCTGCTCATACTTCGTATAAGCCGCCAACCGCTCCTGATGTTCCTCTGGAACCCACCGTGGCGCATCATCCGAGGATATGTAGGATCTGATGTTGCTATACTGGGCCTGACTCATAGATTTTTCACCCCCGTCCTACTTTTAGGCTCGGATTACGGATATCCTTGAGTCGACCTGGGCCAATGTAGGCGGTTTTCTGGATGGTGTGGCGAGAATCGCCCACTACCTCCATATACCCCTTCATAAAACGACCCAGGGCCTCAATGCCGTGGTTATCTTTGTCCATGGGATTCTCAGACTCGCTTTTCGTCTCAGATTTGTGTTCAGGCCACCTATAACCCTCCCGCATCTCCCATGCGAGCTGAGTACAACGTCGATCCACAAAAAGCCGAGGTTGCCGATCAGCATGACCTTCCGGCAAGTGTAGATTATGAATCTTAAGATGATGGCGGATAAGATTGAGCCTTGTCCGCAGTTCACCCCCAGTATTCATCCGTGCAGGCTTTCGCCAAAGTCTCCTGAGTGTCTCAGTGTCATCAGGTTCAGCTGGATCAGGATAAAATGCTACCAAGAGCGACAAGAGATGTTTCTCAAGAGGATGATCCATAACCTCTTGTGCTATGGTCATCGTATCCTTGAGTTGCCACCGATGCTCTCGTATGACGTACACATTGTTGAACGGGTCGACCTGGATCCACAACAGAACGAAGGGATTAGTATAGCCGTAGTCGATACCGGCATAGAGCGGCCATGACCGCTCGAACTTGAGGTCCCTTAAGTGAACCTCATCATCCCACTCCTGCATCACCCTGCCGACCCGCTCAACAAAGCGTGCACCATACTGACGATCAAACTCGTCCTTAGTAAGATCCTCCTCAGCATCAAGGATCTCTGGGTCAGTTCGGCCCCCAGGAAACATTACGGTGTTAGTCCAAGAGGGCATTCTCCAGGATCGCCATGGATTCCGATTACCTCGGGAGGTTAGAGCTGCCTGCCCTCGTTGCCACAAGGCGTAAAGCAAAGAGGTCTCAGTAGCCCCCTCCGGGACCCCAGAATGAAGTGACCAACCTCGCTTATCCGAAAGTGCAGGACGGATAAACTCTTTCCACGTACGGGGTTTTTGCCTCCCAGCCTCAACCATCAGAACAAAGTCAAGTCCTTCTCCTGTCAAGGTCTCAGGATGTTTTGCACTGCGGCACTCAAGGTCAAAGCCCCATCGAGTCTGGATATGCATGTTGCCATTGTCAATGTTATTCAGAAACTTATGGCTGACCTGGTCAATACTAAGCTTCTTAAATGTATTAAAGACAATGCGAAACTCTTTCTCACAGTCCTGATATTCAGGACCAACTATCCACCCTCGTTGCGGTTGCCCCAAGCGGTTAAGGATAAAAGCACAGGGCTCAACCTCTTTGCCTCCCAGCAAAGTTTTGCCCCAGCGGCGGCCATTACAGAGCACCCTATGTCGATGATCGTCGTAATGGACCGCCGCCTGCCCGAGGTGTGGTTCATACTCAGTTTCCTCAAACCACTTTGTTTTATCGAGAACTCGCCCCGCTGAGGGTATCTTCATACGGGGCTTAGCCATAACTAGGCAATACCGACCCAGTTGACCCCTGAGACAGCCGCTGGCGCTAAGAGGACAGACTGAACTACAGCCTTAGTGCTCGTAAATGTGAACGCCCGGTTGCCAAGAACCCCCGCCGTTACCTCCACGTCGGAGACTGACGCTTTGAGGTTGGCATAGGTACCGAAGTTGGCTCGTTCTGTAGCTGGGGATGTGATTACCGCAGCTCCGATGTTTGTACAGAAATCCACCCGCCAGCCAGCGGCCGGAGCGGTCATGGCGGGGCCAGTTATGCCCGCTGCAGGACTGCCTGGCGTCCCAGTGGAAGCTGACAACTGGATCGGCGCCGAAGTCAAGTCCCCTGAATAGGCCACCAATACGTACTGGAAGGAGCCGCCCACATCATAGGTCGGATCAATGTTGTGCGCCCCACCCACATCACCCGAAGCAGCTACCTTCCACCAAAGCGTGGTGTGGGCGCCGCTCCCGATGACATCGTTGAACAGGTTTACCCAGCCCGCCGGCATCGTCACCGTGCCCGCTCGGTCCATAAAGGCCGACACCAGCATGATGTCCCCGATCTGAACCGTTGAAGGTACGATCAGATGGGTTGGGTTCACGTTGTCGCCCTGGGCCACGTCACGGAAAGCAAGCGATGGCGGAGTCTCGGCCACATACAACCGCTGGTTAGCTACTCCCGGCGTGTCGGTCCGAAGAAAGTAGTTACCTACGCTCCCCGATCCATTATCAGGAACTCCAGATCCAATACTGAGGCCTGCCACACCTGCTGATGCCCACTTTACCCCAGCGGCCTGCGTAGAATCAGCTACTAAAGCTTGGCCATTAGTTCCAACTGGCAGTCGAACAGGCGTAGATGCTCCAGAGGCTACTATCAGATCGCCCTTGGTTGTCAACAGGCTGTTGGGAATCTTTGCAGCCTCCGCAGCTCTAGCAATACCTGCCTCGGAGGAAAGGTCAGTAACCCCCGCAACATCAAAGTCATAACTGTTTTTTCGAACCATGCCGTTTTTCTCTTTTCTGTGGGGTTAGGTTAGCAGCATGGGATTCAATCGTACCAGGCTTCGTCTATGGCCTGGAAGCGGCCGGCGATGGCTTCTTCCACACCCTCAAGATGATGCATCGCAAAGTCCTCAAGACCTTGCCAGTACATCCCATCATTGAAGCTAACATCTCTGAGTCCCGTATCATCTCCTGTAAGGTTTAGGGACCGAATCCTATCCTGCGGACGAGTGGAAGCTAGGGGACGAGGGAGAACCTTCAGAGTTTTTGTGACTCCATCAGATCCTGTATCTGTTTTGCCTGTGTACTCAGCACTCATTATGTAAATCCTTCCACCATTGAGGGTAAGGACGAGGTCTAAAAAGGTGATATAGTAGAGCAATGAGGGCTAGGGCTAGGGCTAGGGCTAGGGCTAGGGCTAGGGCTAGGGCTAGGGTGCGGGGGCTCATGCTACCCAATCTTGGGTATAGATGGTTATTTGTCCCTCAATGGTTATTTGCCCCTCATAGTCCTCGTCCAAAAGTTCGGCAAGTTCGGGGAGCTCGGAGATGGGGGAGGTAGCTATTTTGGTATTTAAGTCCATCTGATCCGCAACCCTATAGATATCCATCATCAATCGGTCAAGCCCTCGACCTGATGCGGCTGACGTAAGGAGCTCGTAGAGAGCGGCCTCAGACATCAAGTAGTAATGC